ATCAACAGGATAGCGAGCAGCGAAAACGTGATTCAGTTCTTGCAGTCGCTACAACAGTCAGAGAAGCTGCCGCAAAAAAAAGAAAGGAACTTGAAGCAGAGGGCGTTATTGAATAAATATCCTGACCCTGCACAATTCATACTTGATTACAATCCAGATTTGCAGTTCAAAATTGTCAGGTGTAAGGCGACTCACTCCGATTTAGCCATGAATTTTTCTATACCTACATTAGGATTATTGGCTTCGACTTATGGAGATGAAACTCCTTTAGAATGGTTGAAAATTCAATTCGGTACACTCAATGACTTCGCAGAGGTATCTACCAAGATTGCTAAGGAGCAGCTTAATGAGTTAGCAGAGATATTTATTTCTGAGTATTATTACCTTAATGCAGCTGAGATATGCTTTTTCATTGCACGGTTTAAGTCTGGGAAATACGGACGATTCTATGGAGCTATAGACCCGATGAAGATTACAAGCGCTATGCTTGACTATATCAAGGAACGCCGCATTGACATTGAGCGTTACGAACGTGAGCAATACCGACTACAGCGCCAAAAGGAGATAGAAGAGCGCGGTAGCAACGGAATTTCCTATGTCGAGTATCTTGAACGTGAACGTAAGCTTGTGGAAAGTGGAGATGCAGAAGCCATGAAACGAGCGGCAAATCGTGTATGTAGTATCAGTTTACGTAAGTAGTGGCGAAAGCATAAATTTGACAATAATATGAGACTTACAATATGTTGGACGACAAGAGGCAGGCAAAGACGCTTTTACTATGATATATGCAAAAAGTTTGGCATATCGGATTACATGAGTGTTAATCATGAGACGCCATGCGATATAAGGGATGAAGATATGGAACTGTTAAAGGAATGCGAAAAACGAGGGTTTATCCAAATAAGAAACAAACGGTAAATAATCATGGACATAGAGATTGAAAAGAAAATCGAACAATTGGAATGGCAGCGTGACAATGCAATGCGCATACGCTGCCCGTTGGTGGCAAGGAAGTATCAGCGCATGATTGATGAACTTGCAAAAGAGAGCAAAAACAAGAATATGAACAAGGCAGAACAGGCAAGGCAATGACCACCGACACGGCAAATCAGATAATCAGCAAATATGAGAGTCTTGTAGTTCTGTGCACCTACAACATATTGCTCACGAACGACATCTGTTGCGGGCAGGTTATCGAGTGTCTGCATGCGATGAAGAGAACGCCTTATTACAAACAGGCATTCAAGCGGTATTTGAATGATGCCGATAAGGCAAGAAAGGAATACGAGCGTACTGTAAACAGCGTTATCGGTTCAGACCAGAGCGAGTTTTTCGCCGACTGCAACGACAAGTATACGGAAGAAGTGAACAAGCACGTGGATATGTTGTATTGGCAATTCAAGCAGGTTCTTGACGATAACGGCATATCCCATTCCGCAGAGATTGCAAGGTTCGAACTTGCAAGGACATTGTGTGATTACGCCTGCATCCAGTTTGACGAAAGGATTAAAGAGCTTCGGAAGAAAGATGCACGGTTCAACGGGTTCACGTTGGAATATTTGAAGCTTTCAAATGTGGCAAGGATGATGAACCTTGCTTCCGATAGTTTGAAAATCGGGAAAACGGTCAATATGAACACAGAGCGGTGTACGGCGGCGTTTGATGTGCTGGTAAGAAAACTGTCGGATGCGGATAATATTGCCAACGCGATAAAAGTTTAGTGAGATGAAACCTATTTATAACCTTATAACTTTCCTCATGGACTGGCTCTCGGTAGAGGTTAGGGCGAATGAAGAGTGGTTCTGAATTATGGAAATGAAGAAAAGCGAATTGACACACGGCTCTCTGTTTAGCGGCATTGGTGGCCCGGAAATAGCTGCCGAGATAATGGGCTGGAAAAACGTGTTCCATTGTGAAATAAACCCGTTCGGGAGAAAAATACTTGATTATTGGTTTCCAAACAGCAAAAGTTATGAAGACATCACGAAAACAGATTTTACAGAGTGGCGGGGAAAAATCAATGTCCTCACCGGAGGGTTCCCCTGCCAGCCTTTTTCTTGTGCCGGACAGAGAAAGGGAGCGGAAGATGACCGCTACCTCTGGCCGGAAATGCTACGAGCGATACGGGAGATTCAGCCCGATTGGGTTGTTGGTGAAAACGTTGCTGGAATCCTCTCGATGGTACAACCCGGCAGTGAAACTGCGTTGGGACGTGAAAAATCTCTGTTCGGAGAGGTTGACCGAAAAAGAATATTGCATCGGCAGGAATACGTCGTCGAAACAGTGTGTAACGACCTTGAACGTGAAGGATATTCCGTCCAACCGGTTGTTATTCCGGCTTGTGCCGTCGGAGCGCCGCACAGAAGGGATCGTGTCTTCTTTATTGCGAGAAGAATACAAGACAATAACAACAACATCGGGAGTGGATATACTTGTAGATTCGGAAGATTTTCCGTTTCTGAATCAATGGAAATGGAAGATAAACAATTCAGGGTATGTTTACAGAACAATCAGAGCGAAAGAAGATGGAAAGAAATGGAAGACTATCTTGATGCACAGATTGATTTGCTGTCCGAAGGAAAACGAGGAAGTGGACCATATCAACAGATGCAAAACGGACAACAGAAAGCAAAATCTTCGGATATTAGCTCATTGGGAAAATCTTCACAATCGGAAGAAAGGTTCAGGAGTAAGGAAACCGAAGGGACGGAACAAATGGCATGCGATAATCTATGTGAACAGGAAAAGGATTCACCTCGGATTTTTCGATACAAAAGAGGAGGCGATGAATGCAAGGTTGAATGCGGAGAGAAAATTGTTGCCCACCGTGCAGATGCAGGGGTTGAAGGTATGCAACGAAAATGGGAAGAAAACATTCTATCCGGTAGAGCTGCTTCCGACACCGACAGCCATAGATGGAGGGACGGGAAGAATCAACAAGTCACTATCGCCGAACGCAAAGGAACGGCCAACATTGGCACTTTCCGCGAAGATGGGGCTGCTTCCGACACCCATGGCGAGCGACATACACCATGCAAAGCGGGTGAAGGACTTGAAAAATGCAGGTGCAAAAACGATGGCGAGTCGAAGAAACGGAAGCAATCGTCCGAATGGACTAATGGATTTTCACGGAATGTTACCTACACCAACGGCAAGTTGCCACAATCCCGGAACGGCAAAGGACCGGAAAGACGGCAGTCCCCGGACATCAGAACTGAATCATTTGTGTGCCCGCCTGATTGGGAAAACTTCCCTACTCAATCCCCTGTTTGTAGCCGAGATGATGGGATTTCCACCAGATTGGACGGTATTGCCTTTTCAAAGTGGCGGCAGGAATCGATAAAGGCATACGGCAATGCGATTTCACCACAGGTTATATATGAAATTTTTAGAGCAATAAATATTGTAGAAAATGGAAGAATGGAAAACTATTGAAGGAAATGAGGGAGATATATGGGAAGAAGAAGTACAAAATTTAGTGTTTTCAGACAATGAAGAGAAGTCATGAGAAAAGCAGACAGAATAATCAGAGACAGACATTCCCGTATCCCGGACAAATACAAGAAGATTGACACTACGGTCAACGGGGATGTAGAAAGCCTTGCCGAACAACACAAGGAAGTGGAAAGAAGACTATTCCCTCTACGCCTTAACAAGACCACTGTTATTTACGTCACAAAAGACAAACAGAATGAAGCATATGCAGCGAAAGCACGTAAACGGATGGGGATAACAGAACCGAAGAAACCTTTTGTCGACCCACTTTCGGAAGAAAACATTACCAAGTTGTACAAGGAAGAAAAGATACCACCCCGCAGAATGGCTGAAATGTTGGATGTGAGTGTGAGGACGATATACCTAAGATTGGCTAAGTATGGACTTACAAAAGTTAAATGCAGATAATATGAAAGAGAATAATATTTTAAACAAAGAGATTTATGCAGAGGCTATGATAGCAGCCTCTAAGGTTGATTTCCTTGAAAGCAAGGATGAGATTAAGATGTATGCCACTTCGTTGTATAACGCGATGATATGGGGTAGAAAAGTAAAATATTAAGTTTTTTATTTGGTGTTATAGAAATTAGAGGTATATTTGCAGCGTTCAACTTTTATCCAAAGGCAAGCGGAAGCCTGCCATAAGCGGGCATTTTTTATGCTTGCGAGTTTGACGCTACAATATAGTGGCTGCCACCCCCATAGGTATAGTTAATGCTATATCTGCCTTTGGATAGGTTGAACAATGGGACAGGGCAGCCTTTTTCTTTGCCCTATCCGAAAAGCCGGATATGGGCAGGCTACCAGCCCTATAATGCCAATAAAGTTCAATAAATCTATGGCACAGTTAAATGGAAATTACTTAAACGGCACAAACATTGCTGTATTGGGTACGTCTGCTCACGAAACGAGCGAAATTATGGTTTACGAACACCCTCTATTCGGTAAAGTTCGCATGTTTATAAAAAATGAAAAGGCTTGGTTTTGCGGAATGGATATTGCAACCTCTTTGCAGTATTCAAATACGCGTGACGCTATCGCAAGACACTGTAAATCACAGGGCGTCGTGATTCACGACGTCATAGATTCAATGGGAAGAACACAGCAAATGAAGTTTATCAGCGAAGGTAACATCTACCGGCTAACCGCCAAAAGCCAAATGCCGAAAGCTGATGAGTTTGAGAGTTGGATATTTGATGATGTTGTCCCGTCAGTAATTAATACCGGGAGCTATTCTCTCCAACCCCAACTTCCAAATTTCAATAATCCGGCAGAGTCTGCGCGGGCATGGGCGGACCAATACGAGAAGAACCAAATGCTTTCTTTAGAAGTAAAGAAGAAAGAAGAGGAAAAACAGGCTATCATAGAGGAAACAAAACCAGCTGTAATATTCAAAGACTGCGTGACTGGCTCAGCTACAAACATTCTTGTAGGAGACCTCGCAAAACTCATTACCCAAAACGGATATAACATCGGAGAAATAAGGCTTTACGACTGGATGGTAGAGAACAAATACCTTATCAGAAAGCAAAGATACAGCAAGTCGAAGGATAAATACATAAATGACTATATGCCCACACAGCGGGCTATCGAAATGGGATTGTTCTTTGTAAGGGAAAGACCCATAGTGTCAGGTGATAGTCCCATATTCATAAAACATACATGTTATGTGACCGGGAGAGGACAAGTATATTTCTTGAATAAGTTTAAAACATTAATAGGAGCATAATTATGAAAAGAGATGCAAGAACTCCGTTTTATGACATTATGTGCAGGGTAGAAGAAGATTGTACCTTAGCTATCTATTTTAATAAAGTTATTAACGAACTCGATATAGTAAAGATATTATTTGCTCCAAAAACATTTGAAGATACCAAGGAAGAAAATAGAGACTTTGCTGAACGGTTTTATCAGAGTTGTTTATGGGAACTGTGGTTTTATCGCTCTTTATCAAGGCTTCATGAATGGGATGATACCCTCAATAAATACTTTTCTGAATACGAAGGGAAGTGGGAATTTTATGCTTGTTCAAAAAGACTTGAAGCTATCAAGGAATATGGAGGTGAAGAAACTGATTACAATGAGGACGGTAGCATAAAAACGTTAAGCCTAACTGAAGATGATTTGAGGTATCATACAGTTCTTGGCGAAATGGTGCAAGATGATTGGAGGGATATTGTGCAAGAAACTACCTGTGCCGATTTACAGTACATGATTTCTTGTTTGAAAACTCATGCAAGTTTTTCTTTATCCGATGCTTTTAAGGAATGTTTCGGAAAAGAAATTGCTACTTATAAGCAAGATGAAAACGGCAATATGGTTCCAATGAGTTTTGCGGATAAGGCTATGGATAAGGCAGTAGAGCAATATACGGCTGACGGAATGGCTATTGGTATTACATTGGTTTGCGAATTTATCCAACGCATAATCAGGGATATTAGGGCAATGGATAAGTTCAGTGACAATAGAGACAAACTTATCCAAATACACAAGGACGTAAGAAATATCCTTGATTTTAACCTCGATGAAGTTTCCTATGTAGAGGAAATGCTCGAAGAGGAACGTAAAAACAAATAACATCAAGCTTTGCTCGCTTTATAAACGAGGTGGGCAAGCTTTATTCAATTCGTTCCCAAACTACAAAATTATAGTTTGGCTGATTTACAACGAATTACATTTTAAATAAAAGACTAAACAAATATTCATCATGGAAAGAAATACAACACCCGCTAAGAAGAAATACGACCTTAGCGCAATAGACGAATTATTCAAAGACTGCATATCTCCCGAAGAATTACGGGAAGAGCTTATTGAACTGGCTTTTGATTATGTGCAATACGTAGATGACGGGAATACAGATTTTGTCAAATCGAACATGAGCACCATATATGTATTGTGCTGTGCCCTACAAAAAGTAAAAGAATTAGAGACACCAAGCTAATACCCTCACCAAAACAGCAAGCGGTATAATCCAATGGAGAACCCGTTCAAAGCGTTCTAAACGTTCCATTGGATAACCCGGAAAAGGCGGCAATAGTCCATGTAAAGGACATTGTCCGCCAATTCAAGCAGTTCATCTATGTAATCCCTTTTTCGCATCACGTTCAAGTTTTCTACGTTGTTGGCGGTTTATACCATTTGCTATGGCAAGGCTGTTCAGCGTCTCTTTCTGTTCGGGAGAAAGCATGTTATATATTTCTTCCCGTGATTTGCCTGATAAAATGGCTTGTACTATTTTCCACATAAGCTACGTCTACAATGTTCACACAAAAATTTCTTCGCTACCGGGAACATCTTCTGTCCCACATATCCGCTAAGGTACTGCGCCTCTTCTCCATACGGGTCGATGCCGAACGCCCGTGAGATATGCCGGCATAGATGCCCCTTTTCATGGTCGAAAGAGTTCTGAAACTCTGCCGGGGAAGAGGTAAGGGCTATAACCATTACGGTTTGCCTGTTTCGGATATTGGAGTAAGTGATACCCGTATTCAGATTGCAGGAGCGCATGTTCTTATAGGCATTCACCAAATCCAGCCCCCTGCATCCCACCCGCTGAAGGTCAGCGATGATACGGTCGGTATAATAGCAGTCCACCGCATAATATACACGCACTTTCCAATCATAATCCGGTATGTAAAATTCCTGTATTATCATAGGCTACATCATCTGTTCCCACATGATAGGATTGCCGGAGCCTATGCAGTCGGCATAGAACCGTGTGAAAGGCATTCCATTGTAAGCGTCCACATCATCTATGTAATCCTTAATGAACAATGCGAGATGGGCTTCGTCAGTGATAGAACTTTTGTAGTAATCCGACTTCGCCATGTTTGCCACGTAAACGCTGTCGTACCCTGCGTCCTTCTCCAAGTTTATACTGTACTTTTTAAGAAGTTCCTCTACCTGCTCTTTGCTGATTGGTTCAAGTTTTTCCTCCTTGCCCGTAGATTTGTTTTCCATCTTCATGCGGGAAACAGCCCATAGGCACATCTTCTTGCTGAAATGCCATCCGTACTGGCTGAGATAGTCAGCCATTGCAGGCGGTATTCTGTCGTATGTATCTAATCTTTGTTTCATATTTTCCTGATTTTAAGTGATTGGCAAAAGAGGGGAATAATCCCCTCTCCATTACATAAACTCTCCGTTGGCGCGTCTGCGTCTGCGTTCGCCCATATCATCACCGTAAGGCTGTGAATCGCGGCGTTCGTTGTAAACCGGATATTCCGGGAAGTAACCCGGCATACGACGTTCTCCCATATCCGAGCCGCCGCTATAGCTTCCACCGCGTGAACCACCGCTGTTACGATAGCCCATTTCACCGCCCTGCATCTCACGCATGGCTTTCTCGTAACCATGACGACAACCCTCTCTATAGGCTTCTTCCATAGGATTACCGCCTCTCATACCGAAGTCACGGTCATATTCTCCGCGTCCTTCTTCCAATATTTCCCACATTCCCATATTATTTCTTTGTTTTAGATGTTTCAGCAACTCCGAGCTGTTCCATAAGCCGTTTGTTCAAATCCATAAGGTCGGACATATTTTTGCTCATTTCTGCCATTTGCCCTTTCAGAGAGGATATTTCCTGTTCCTGACGTTGTTTCTCTGCAAATTCGGGGTTCAAGAGCGTCAGCATCTTGTCACATCCCGCAATGACGGAATTGTGGAAGTCCATGCTGTTGATGATGTCTATGCTTTTCTGTTTCATAGAAGCGACCTCGTTATTCATCGCATCACGAGAGCATGACACTACGATATTGCCGTTCTGTCCGAAGTCGGCTATATCCATGCCGGCAGGTAGATTTTGGAAAGTCGTGTTCTGCCCGTTGATACAGACAACGACATCCACAACCATTTCCATTTGGGGCAACTGTCCCATAGGGGATGCCATAGGATATTTCGGCTTAGGAGCGGAAACGCTGACTACCGGACCGTATTCGATAAACGGGTTAGCATCCTTATGAAGTATATACAACTGGTTATTGGTACGAAGTGATTGAAACATATTGGTTTGATTTTAAAGGGGTGTGGCTATTCCCATTTTGGAAATAACCACAAAGCCCCATGTTAACTACTTGCTCTTTTGAGCGGTTGCTTCTGCTGTCGGAGTCGGTGTCGATGCGGTTGTCGGACGATACCCACCGTTAACAAGGAACAGTTCGTTGGTGTACTTGTTATAGTGGATTTCGTAGATACCCGTTCCGGCAAGGTTGCCGACAGTCACCGGCTCATTGTTGTAAGCCAGCAACGGTCTTGTATCCCCATTAGTCCCTATCAGTATCGGGAGTGTAGCAGTCGTACCGGCAGGTATCGCCTGGCGGAGACTGACATAGAAACCGCCTACATAGCTTCTGTTACGGAACGCATGGTTAGGCAGCTCTAAAGTCACGTTCTCCGTGCCGACCGTTACGGCTACCGTAGGAAGGGTATTGAAATTAGCCCTTCCAATAGTAGGGAACAAGAAAGGAAATCCTGTAAAAAAGTTAGGCCACATAATTACCCCCTTTCTTACCGGAATTAACCCCAGTAGTTGTTACAACCACAACCGCTACGCCCATACATTGCATCACCGGCGTAAGCACCGAAAGCCGCAGCACGAGCTATCTCAGGGTTAAATGCTTGCAATTGCGGGTATGGCACTGCTACCGTAGGTGGCATCTTGCATTTTATTCCATCGACATCGGACTGCAATGCCTGCAAGCCTGCTGCCAAAGGAGCAATCTGTTGTCCTACTGAATTCAGGATAGTAGCATTCTGGTTACGTTGGGAGATTTCAGCGGTCAAAGTGGCTTTTTCTGCTGTAAGAGCCGCAATCTTGTCCTGCAATGCTTGGTTCTGCATAGCGTCCAACTTTGCAAGGATAGCATTGGTATTGGCGGTCGCACCGTCACGCAATGAAAGTGCATTCTGATTGGCTGTGTTGACAAGCGCGTTGGTCTGATTGCACATCGCAAGCTGGTTCTCATAGCCCATTGTGGTAATGGCGTTCTGAGTCTTGCAGCAACAATCTGCAATCTGAGTAAGAACAGCCTGATTTCCGGACTGGAATGCGTTGATGATTTGCTGGCTTGACATGCCCACCTGATTTCCTACATTGGCGATAAGTCCCTGGATGTTGCACAGGGCGCTCTGTAACTGTTGGGTAGAGCAGTTCAAAGAAGAAGCAAGCTGGTTGATGGCATTGCCATTGCCCTGAATGGCTGACATCAGGTATTCACGACCGACATCACCGTTAAGCTCGGCAGGCAGACCTCCACCATTGCCAAAGCGGTTGCCGAAGCCGTTACCGCCCCAACAGAACCACAAAAGGATAATCCAGATGAACCACCACGAGCCGCCCCATTGGTCTTGGCTGCCACGTCCCTGGTTCAGTAAAGCGAGAAGTCCGGGGTCTACACCCTTGCTTCCCATCAAGTTGGGCAACATAGCCATGATGTCAAATTTGCTTCCGCCACCATTTCCGTTGTTCCCGTCTTGGTTGAAGACATACGTTCTTTCCATAGAGATTTATATTTTGTATTACGGTCAAAATCAACCGCATCACAAAAGTATAAATACGCAATCTGCCATGAAATCAGTTGTTTCCCAACGCTTTCCTAATGTTTTCCCAATATATTCTCAACATTTTCCCGCCTTCCATGCGTTCTTGGAAATTGGAAATCATGTAGTTTATCGCGCGTTTGGTCTTGTGAATTTTAGGAGCTATCTGTGAAGGATACATTCCCCTTTCGACAAGCAACTGTACAAGCAAATAGCGGGCGTCTACGGTTCCCGTATCCTTATCCGAAGATAGTATTCGGCTGGCGGGTATTTCGGTCTCCTGCGCCACGAGATTAATTGTTTCGGCAAAGATTTCTGACTTACACATAGTTTTTCTGAATTTTATATTTATCTTTGCCCTGCCACATAAAATATTTGATTATATACGAACAAAGCATAAGATACCGTGTTGAAGATATTAAAGCCTCCAACGTGCGGTGTCTTATGCTTATCATGTTTTTATGTGGCAATATTAACGTGAAACGTTGGGGGCTTTCTTTTTACTCTAAGCCCCCGAAAGAGTGTCAGCTACAAGCCAACTTCTACATCGTTAATTTCTTTTTTACCATACAAATAGATTATAACTTATTCCTGCGCCTACGTACATGCCGCCCGGATACCCATACCCAGCCTGCAACCCTAATCCCCAACGCTTCTTCTTCGGTTTGATGGGAACCGGATGATAGATGTCATTTGTTACTGTCTGATAAACAGTTCTTGGATACACAGTCATACTATCCAGCCGTGGGGCTACATATCCGCTCACCACCGCACGATACAAGCTATCTTCATACACAACCCGTTTGCGATGAAGCAGGGTATCACCTATACGCACTGTATCATTCGGCAATATCTGCCAAAAGACCGCTATCGGTGCGGAGATAAGAACCGTATCAGTCTTGACAACCGTCTGTATCTTTGTTTCGGTACGGATTTCTGCCGGCAAAGGCTCGAGCGGGCGGAACCACGCCGCCACACAAGCGATTGCCAGCAATACAACTAATAACCAGGGTAGTTTTTTCATAACTTCAACAAATAATGATTAACAACCATGCCTGCACATATTGCGACAGCTCCACACAGCAAGTCTGCTTTGTTCCATTTGCCGTTATAGTAGTGGCAACGGTCGCTGTTCTCCTTGATAAAGAGCATCAGTAGTGCAGTGCTGCCACCGAATACTATAGCGGTGGATAGATAGACCACCGCACCTAAGATGTTATTTCTCATAACAATTAGTATATTTATGATATTAATTTCATCCCGGACTGTGAAGTGCCGGGATGAATTTGTGTTAACCTCATTGGAAAGTAGGATCAACCCCATTATCCAACACTTCAATACTAACTTCAAGACCGCTTGTGTTTTCTGCGACTGAAATCGTATTAGTCCACTTTCTCGGCACATCACTTTCCACAATCAAATGGTCTCCCATATTAATCATCGTATGACAAGTCAAATGTATGGATGCAAGTGCGGTACATATATCCTGTACAGACATATCGTCAGTAGTGGCCACACTCCACGGCTTATTGGTGTATGAGATACCTTCTACCTCATTGTCTATATTTTCGCTTCTGAATAATGTAGTGGTATACTCTTTCAGAGTAATAACTCCATTGGTAGGAGAGCCTGTAAAAGAGATTTTTATTTTTTCCCTGGTGCCATAATCAGTGCACACCTTAACCCCTTCATCGAAATAAGCACTCCCGACAAACGGGAATACAGGCTTAATCATAGATATATTATTTCTCCAGGTTTTAAGCAGAGAAGTATATTGCGTATTAGTATCAACGACGACAAGCAGCCCTTTGTCTGCATAATCTTTGATGGCATTTAAAATCCTCTCTCTGTCTGTCGTAGTAGCGGTATCATGGGCATACAGAGCAAGATGCTTTTTATACTTGACCGCTTCATCAAGTAAAGACAATGAATAATCTGCCAACTCTGCATTATCCATTCCGTGCCTTGGGATATACCATCTATTAGTGCTGGCAGTGATAAACCTGGCTTCACCGTTGAAATACCTCTGGCTGATTGTTCCGATGGAATAATTATAATACTTGGATAATATTACAGCACTATGGGCATCCATATAATTCTCAGGAGGACACCAACCCTCGGTTTTCAGCCCTTGAGAAATAAAGTATTCTTTGGCCGATTTGATTGTATCTTCAAACTCAGCATCACTGAAGTTATTGCTACCTTTATGTGTGGCCCAGCCATGAGCAATAAAACCATTCCCGGCTTGTATTAACGACTTGAATTTCTCCTTGTCCTGGATAGACCTGTTTTTATATATAAAGGCATTAAGGCAACAGGTAATTGGAATACCCATTGGATTCGCCACGTCACACCAGGAAAAAAAGGCATCAATGTAATCCAGCATTATACTGACTGATGCTGTTTCTTGTACTGTCGGTATGTGCGTGTCTAATTTGTTTAACAACTTTATCTCTTTATTGGTCTCTTCTATTTTTTCATCAATAGTTGGAAAAGTGTATGATATAGATACAGTTGCATCCAAATCATATCCCTTATAAATTATATAAGGATAGTCAGATGGTGACGGCGCAACAATCTGTTTGCTGCCTGATTCAACCTTTTTACTTCTGTATATCTCTTGTACCCCATCCGTTTTATTATCACTTGACTTGCTGAAATAAACCTCAGTCCAAGTTGCTTTAGTATTAGCATAGTCAACATTCAAGGTACTGTTGTCAGGAAATGTATTCTCTAATGACTGAAACTGCATCTTAAATGGATATATATCAACATTTATCTCTTTGCCGCCAATACTATCCTGTATGTCAGAGATAATTTGGCTCTGCTCTTCTATTTTCTGATTAACATTTTCATAAACCTTATTGATGTCGTCAAATATGTTTTTATTCTCACCGGCAGATATTGTCGTTTTAATGCTGCTGTCATCTGCTGCCTTAAAAAGTATATATGGATATTCTGACCTGTTAGGAGCTTTACCTGTTTTACTAATAGTTTCATGATTCATCCCTTTAACGACAAAATCAAGATAGAAGTATTGTTGGCCTTGATATGGAGATACAGACGAGAACGCCAAGAATATAGTTTGCTTATTCGGGTTATCAATGTGAATGGTACAATCTTTCCCTTCGGGGAAAATATTCTCAAGGGATTGCCAAACTGCTGATGAAGACAGTTCTAATGTTATCTCTTTGTCGTAAGTTCCATCTGTATCAATCTTATCGGCGTTTAAGTTGAATATATCGTTGTCAATTCGTTCAATCATTGCCTGATTGGGTATTTGCTTCCAGCTGCCGATATTTGTAAACGTCCCGTCCTGGAACTCCCACGTTTCTACCTTGCCGTCCGAATTGATGAATGACACCTTCAGTCCGATGTTTCTAAGTTCCTGCGGGACTTGGGCTATAGCGCCTTCCAGACTGTACTTGTTACTCCCGCCAATTCCCGAAGTAGGATGCTGGACGGAAACATTATACTCGGTGATGTAGTTCATATAGTCAGTGTTGCCACCAGTGCCACCACCAGTGCCGATGTATTCCTTCAATGTAGCGGTACTCATTGAGCCATTGCTACTACCTTGCTGAAAAGGTATCAGCTCGTTTCCTGTTAAGTTCTCCTTTTGAGGGAGTTCTCCTATTTGTAATCCTTCTGCCATATCTTTTTATTTTTTATCATTTTATTTTTTGTTATCTGCAAGTAATATCGGCTCTTCGTTAGCCAACAATAACGGAGTGCCATCCGATAATAATAAATACCTTCCATCAGGGGATGGGTTTGGTCCCGGTTTATTATCCTTGATATATGAATACCCTATAGTAAGTATACCGATAGTAGGAATACCGATTGTCGGGATGCTGATGTTGGGGATAGTGATTGGGTTCATAGGCTATCCCTCTTTAATCATTTTGGCTTCCAATACTTCGGTAGCGCTCTTGATTGTGACGTTTATGCCATTCGCTATCCCTGCGATACGGAAAATCGTATTGGACGCACCGTTATATTGGGATGCGTTGGGATAAAGAGGGGCGGGCTCCAAATCATCAATTCCTGCGAAAGCGGTCACATATCCGCCCTTGTTCTTTATCTGTATGGTAACGGGATTACCGTCACTGACAAACGTTGCGTAATACGCTGTTTTGCCTTCTTCTTGTTGAAATGATAAAACTTCTGCTGCCATGATGTTTACTTTTTAGAGTTTCAATACTTGGTTTCTGTTTCCTTCTCTTCGGTGACTGACGTGTACCCATGAGAAGTTTTTCTCATCAATAACCTGGTCAAAGGGAAGTTTCAATTCTTGTATAAGATTAAACAGTCTTTTGTTCTCTTTCGGGGTATTTGGAGTACCGACAATATCGGCAGCACATCCGTTCATGTGGTCGCTCGTTTTAGAGCCGCCTACTGCTTTATTAAGAGCAGGGCAACGGTATCCGCTTGTCACTGTGATAGGTTTTCCGTAAGCCTCTCTTAACGGGTCGAGGACATTGTCAACCAACGCTTGTGCATTGGGAAGCAGTTCTTGCGGCAATCTGTTATCTATAGCTTTCTTATCAGCCGTTTCGCTTTTAACCAGTTCTGCAATTGTAAAGTATCTCATGTTATTTCTCTTTTCTAAAATATTTGTCATAAACTAAACGAGCCACCCATCCGGCAACAACACCGACACCGAATGATACAACAGTAGTCAGGTTCACCCAAAACGGTGTGTAGTGCATGTAAAGCATAACTCCCACGATGATAGCGATAACAATCGCTGCGATAATCAGTTTCTTTTTCATTTTGTTACTCCTTATCTTTCATTCAAATTGTGATAAAATTCTAATCTTATATTCGCATAGACCGACTCTACATTCGTGTATGTCCTCCCGTTGTTCGCTCCGTTTTCATTGTAAATCTCCGCTTCAACGGCTTTGGCAACCTGTTCTATCCATTTCCTTTCCGTGTATTCGGAAAGCCTGTTCCCACGATACGAAAAGCAGTCAAGTTTTGAATTCCTGTCCTCGTGTATGTTTGTAAGCAATGTACGTATCTTTCTTGCAGTAGCTTCCTTGTCTGATATATGGTTTTCTTCACGCACTTTCTTGATAATACGGCACACCTTCTCAACGGAAAGGTCGAAGAATACATTGCTTAGCGTTTTTATACGCAGCTGCGTTTCGGGCATGAGACTTTCCGATAGCACGTTCAACCGCTCGTTCTGCGCGCGGGTTTCTTCCAATAGCTGCCTCATGGTGTCCTTATAGTCTTGGTTTATCTCTTTCTGTGATGTCATAAGCTGGTTTACCATATTCATAAACCAACGGAAACACGCCACCATCAACAAGGCTGATAACACAAGGAAAAAACCTGCGGTTATAGCCATCATTCCGAAATCACTAATACCCTTTCCTGTTTGAAGGGCTGCATTTACAACTTCTGTGTCCATGTTATCGTTCATTTGTCAATTATTCATATCTTTGTGTCTCTTATCAAATAAGCGAACTACTGTCATTCCGTTTTGCTCGTGAGAGTAGGACGGGATTTTCATATCTTGCCGTAATATCTGAACCATGCGCCCCACTTTCGCTCTTTCAGATAGTTCGGATTATCCTGGTTGAGTTTGGCTTCCATTTCAAAGGCGCTTGCATAATAGGCATTGGCGTTCACTTTCCCATCACCGATTTGTTTGTCCTTGAACAAATGATATATAAAACTGATAAACCATTCCACACCGTACATTATATAGTACAAGGTGGGAATAAGAAGCATCCACCACCAGCTCACATACAGAGAAAGGAAAACCGCCGGTATCGTAGCAATTTCCATACATTCCTTGAACTGGAGCTGATGAATACGCTCCTCACGTTGTGCCTCAATAGGCAAACTTGCATGTTTGGTAATGATGAAACCAAAGAACATCATCGTACCGTAGTTCTTGAACAGAATGGCTTTAGCGAGCCAATTCTCATAAAATACTTTTACTCTCATAATCAAAAAAGTAAACACTTTGTTATTTTATTAATATTATTGTTTTACGCATTCATTAGAACACAAACCAAACCGAAAATCCCTGTACTATCTGCAATATCAAATACACTATCGCCATTATTAACGACAGAATCAGTTATTTCTATAACAAAATTATTGGCTACAGACTCCTTTTTTGTAATAGCTCTTATTGGAGTATTATCTTCATTAAAAAGACTAATAGCAGTAGGTGCTCTAAATGAATACCATTCGATATGTTGTTTTTTTATTTCAGTTCTTACTGAATCTCGATATAAATAAATAGGGATACTACTAAGATTGCAAATAAGAACAAGTTGTACATTAATTTCTTTATGTACTAAATCATCTGCAAATTTGATATTATCAACAAGTTGTTTAATATCAAATTCTTTGCCAGCAATAAGTTGATTTCCAATACGAATACTCGTATTACTTATACCTACTCTTACCCCCCCCCGTTAATATCTTTCGTATCTTTATCCATATCAATTGTATTTATTTCTTTATTACTAAAACTAAATAAGAACCATAACCAGTAAAATTAAATAATACATTATTTGCTTTTGCTGTAATAGTATCATTAGCTTCTCCGTTATCGGCATCACCAAAACGAAAATCATATACAATATCTGTATTAGTAGTTATTTTCCAATTGGAATAACTATATAAAAAGGAAATACTATTTGAAGCAACATTAACTGTATTATTATCTATATTAAAAGATTTAGTTTCTTGCGAATTATTAACTATAATACACGCAGAACCAGGGTCATTAAAGAAACCATCTTCATAATTAACTGTTACCCCCCCCCTAATATCTCAGTATTACCAATAAACAATCCTGCATTATTAGAACCAACTTTTAAATTACTATCCATATCTTTAAGTTTTTATTCAATTACAGCATACATTGTAGAATTATCTTTAGTACCGATACTATCATATTCAGTTTTAGTACGTTTAACAACTCTTTGTAGATTATCGGAAGTGAGTATATCTTCTATAGAGGCAGCGCAGTCTTCATCATTGGGCATTAGTTTAAATCCCATACGCTTGGAAACAGGACCGTTATTAATATAATAACTGATATTGCATTGCAAGTTATATTCTTCAGTTTCAGGGTCGTGAAAAGAGTAAATGCTACTAAGTTCAATACAATTATCTTTGCTATTATAACTGTGAAAATAATACTTGGTGTGGTTCGCTATAATATCCTGGATTATTTCTTTCAGATTATCAACCGAACCAAAGATGGTGTTTATAAGGTCTATTGCTTCCCTGTCTCTTTCGTTTTTATTGGTAACAAGATAAGTGCCCACAGAAACGTTAATAACCTTACCATAACCGATATTATTCGCATACTCCTTCGTCGCTATATTCGCCACTATTCCCGCAGGGGTTTCAGTAGTTGGACTAACACTTTGGTCGCCTGGTGCATATGTATCAGTATGAAGAATAACTTTTGCTTCATGAGAAGCATAAAAGTGGTATTTGCCACCACCTCGTACAAAAACATAGCATGTATCAAAGTGGCTCAAATTACCTAAACCCCTCACAGGGTCTATATCTGCATGAACGAAATCTGATAAGTATATAGTAATATTGCTATCACGATTAACGCCCCAAGCATTCGGAGCAAATTCCCAAATTTTACGAGTAGAAAAACCTCTCTCATGTTGAGACCATGACGGTTTTGTACCGCTATCTAATGATACCAGCACTTCTACTCGTATGTTCATTCTTTCTCCAGCAGCAATCGTAACCGGATACCATGTATTTTCATCCAACCCCGAAGTGTCAATCTCTGTAAGCTGCATCATGTAGCCAACACTACGAGCGCTTGAAATACTGTCATCGACATATTTCTTATCAGGAACTTCCGCCCAATCCCCATTCTTACGACCGTATGCCTTTCCATCAGTTGGCGCTTCGTCTATGCCGCCAATCTTCCCCTGGCTTACCCATTCACCGTTCACCCATGCGTAGTAATCATAAGGAGCTTCCGTACCTACAGCCATGAACCCGTCAACTGCCGAACCATCAGGAACAGCGGATTTCAAGGCTTCAAGGGTGGCGTATTCGCCGGCTACACGGAAAGAGCTTCCCGGCTCGCCCTTGCAATAAATATCCGTCTTGTCGAAACTTTCCGTATTCTTGTTGTACACATAGACATAGTGGTCTTTGCCGATGTATGTCGGATTGTTGGCAATCTTTTCGGCTTCCTGGGCGGCTACATTAGCGGCTGTGGCTTTTTCTTCGGCATTGGATGCAGCGTTGTTTGCGGATTGGGTAGCCGCTTCTGCTCCTTCTTTAGCTGCGTTGACATCGGATGCAGCTTGTGCCGCCAGTCCTGCTTTCTCATTGGCGGAATTTGCGGCTGTCTGTGCTGCTGTGGCGTTGCTTTCTGCTTTAGTAGCGGCTGCATTTGCTTTATCGGCAGCTTCCAAAGCGGGAGCGGCTAACAATTCAAGTGGGGCACGTACAATCTTCGGCATGTCCTTCCCCTCTACTTCTTGATATGCGGGCAGAGATGTGATACCGTCCAAACTTTCCGCTTCCGGCACATCGCCAACACCTTGTGAACCTTTTTTTAGCTCATCTTCTATTTCTCGTAAATCCTGTTCTGTCCAAGCCATAATTATTCCTGTTTATCGGTTGCTTCTTCCGGTTGATTGTTGATAGCACGATTGAGCGCGTCAATGAAGAAAGGTTTGCAAAAAGCATTTGCATGCTCTTGTATCAAGGATACTTCTTCATCGGTATACTCTGTCTCTTCATTGGAGTTGTATATCTTCAAAGCGAGTGCATGCGATGCGATACCGTTACCGTTCCGGTATAATACATTCGCAAAATTCTCTCTACAATCTATATTTTCACAATGCTTACGGGTAATGTCCGTAGCAATCAGTAATTGTTTAAAATTTATCTTTTTCATGAGTTATAATTATTAGTATTATCCACAGTAAAAATGAACCCAATAACTGCCGTCAAAAACGAAAAAGCAGGATATTTGACTGATTGAAGAAGCGTTCGTTGTGCCTCTGTTATTGGAATTCATTAGGTTTCCTTTTACCCAAACATTCCGGTTCAATTGGTTCTTCAAATATACAATCCGACCCGTAACAGCCGAACTTGGAAGAAACAGGGTAGGGTCAAATCTTATATCCGGTCCTCCATATATGATAATATCATCGGTATCACTGACTGTATAGCTCGGTGGGGCAGACATTATACTGCTGCCTAAATTGCGGACGCCCGCAGCAAATCCGGAAGCCTGCAATCTGTTTATTCTTACCGATTCACCGCTCCTGGCATTTAATTCTACATTGCCCAATGCTTCTATCGCACAAGTATCATATCCAGCCTGAGCTATTACTCTTACACCGATTGAATGGTCACCGTAGGCACTCAGACTAAGTGCCGTAATCCCATCTCCACGAATACCGCACATTACCCCGGAAGAGACATTCACTTCAAAAAATTTTCCACCATTCTTGCCTATCCTCAATGTCGCAGTCGGATTTTCCTTTTCGTTTTCAAGTCCTCTGTCGGTTATTTTGAATGCACCGATATACCCGCTATCTGCTGTTATATCTCCCGTAAAAAAGCCATTATGACATTCGATAGAGCCATCTTCGTGTATCTTGATATTTCCATTGGCGGTAATTATACCTTCCAACTTAATATGTTGCGACTTTAACGTTATACTTTCCGCCGACACATTAAACAAGGACGAAGCTTTTACTCCATTTTCAAACTCCGCAGCAGCCCAAATCTTGACACCATCCGCAGTGGTTAACCATCCCGCGCTTTTGCTTTCAAGATTGGATGTTCTTTTTGCCACAGCTTCAATCTTTTCATTGGTTTGGCTTAGCTGGGTTTCAAACTTTGTTATCATATCCTCGTAGGCATTATCGGTCAATGCTAACGAATGTATGTATATATCCCCCGTAAACTTCAATTCAAAGTCGCCCGTTCCGTCCCATGTGCCGGAATACTCTTTCATTCCGTATTCCTCGCCCGGTTCAAGACGTTCAGTGAAATGCAGGTTCTGACCGGGAAATCCTATTGTCAGCGTTCCGGCTGTAGCTACCCTGTACCGGAAAGAGATAAAGAACTTCTTCGGTTCTTCTCCTTCCTCATAGGTAGGCTTATTGGCTAAGTCCGCATTGGACTGTTTTATTCCGGAAGAAAGAATACGAAGCACGTTTCTATCCCCGTCTCTGATAATGGCAGCCATAGCATCCTTGCGGGAATAGAACTTGTCGTTAACCAATAAGAACTTCCCGTTTACAGTAAAGAAACGAACATTGTTCTTTGTCTCCCAACCGTTCGTATTGCTTGCAAATGATGCGTTATACAGATAATTATCCTTTGCCTGCACCTCGTCAAGCACTTTGGAGATTTCAGAGTAAATCAAATCTTCCAATATCTTGAACTGGGTCATAATGTTTATTCCCGTTTTCAAGATAAAGTCTCCCATGAACTTATTGCCTTGCGGACTGATAACCGTCACTTCCTTGCCTGCTAAAGAATAGGAATCTATCCCGGCATACTGATGGATACTCGGTGCATCATCGCCATACACGGACAAGGTGATTGCGTTCTGACGCTTCTTGTCTGTTCTGTTGCCGAGTTGTACAAGGCTATCGCCTTCCTGCGGTATGTCGCTGTTTGCGTCACAGTCCGTTTTGCTAAGGTCTATATAATCCTCGCCAACACCGACACATAAGCGCCAATAGTAACGGTTGGATACATTCTCATAGACACCCGGTTTGATATTGAACTCCTGGAAACGTATTTGGTCTCCTTCCTTGAACGGGTTTTCAACGGCTGTTTCTTTATCATCAACCAACAGATAGCATCGCCAAAAACCTCCATGTTCTTCTACTTTGCCGCATTTCATTCCGGCGGCAGTAAACATGTAGTTTCCGCCTGCATAAGAGAGTTTCTTTATCTCCAGTTCGGAGAACATCGCCTTGATACGCACAAAGAGTTCGTCCACTTCAATGTAGGATTTACCCGTCTTGCTGTCTACTTTAATGACAAAGCCTTCACCGAGAGCACCGGAAGAAAAGTTCATGGACTGGATGTAGTCTGAAAACAATCCACCTAAGAACTTTATTAAATAGCTGGTTTGGTCTGGTTTGGTTTTATTCAAAAACAGCTTTTCTCCAAAGGCTTTAATGATTGATTCCACTTGTTGGGTAGTTAATCCTCCACCGCCTTGCCCGCCTACAATTGAGTCTATCTGATTCTGTATCTTTTCTAAAGTTCCTACCGCTTTGTCATTGCGAAGGGTAATATCATGCGTTGGGATGAGAGCGTCTCCTTCCTTTATTGTAAGGCTGTCAATAATAATGCTCCCGTTGATGTTTAAGTCTTCATCCTCGAATAACATTAAATCACCTTCCTTTATACTGTCATGCAGTTCCGGGTGACGCGCCATAAATATTTCGTCTACTTTAGGCTCGTAAGTATATCTTACATAATCATTTTTTGCAAGATATTCTTTGGAAGCTGTTAGCAATCTTTGGGAAGCGGCTTTTATATACACATCCGGCATATCAATGCCCAAAAGCACAAATTTATCTCCGGCCTTGATAGTAAAATCCTTATATGGGAAATAAAGATTCAAACCTTCATCATAGACTCTGTTGCATGTCAAGACCCACATGTCACCTTGTTTTACGGGCTTGTCTGCATCTCTAAGTATTTCAAATTCACGTCCACCACACATTCCGCCTTTCATGGATATGGTGGGAGTTTCATCGGTAAAGTAATCGTTTATGTCAAATCCAATGTCTTTGAGATATATTTTGAACGGTGTGATGGTTTCCCCCTCTTCAAAGTAGCCATCATCCGCGATTGGCGTATTATCCTTATTCACAGAATCGGAAACGATTTCATCCAACGCTCCGGTAGCATTTACGATTATTCCCGCGTCTTTCAACTGCTGTGCCGTCATTCCTTCCATAGACGGATATATTTCCGGCAAAGAAGTATCGCTCCCGTCAAAGAAAACCGAACCTTCCCGAACTCCGATAATATCTATGTTTTTACTATCAAGGTATGGGTCAAGTGTCTTTTCTGGAAAATCAGGAAGCATCAAGTTTTTAACAGCCATATTATTGGGGACTAATGCTCCGGAAGGTCTTTTGTACTTTCTTGGAACATTGTCCGTCTCAATGCCTTTTTCTATCCGCATCTTTGCGCCTATGCGGACGTTGTCCTTGTCGGCTTCGCTATTCAACAAAACGTAGCATTTCCCAAGAAAGCTACCTCTTCTCATTTTATAAGAGTGCCCATTAATTGTCACATCATACAATGCTGTGTCGGATAGGAATTTCATATAAAAAGGAAGAGTCACAACAGCGCCGTCTATCAAATGTGTATTAGGGTCATATCCGTAAGATACATCCTCGATGGGAGCTTCGACAATAGGACTTCCATATGTTGTATAATAGTTGTACGGTAAGTTTTTGGTACCACCATATGCTCTTAGGCGGGTAATTATCTTCTGTGACGAGTCCGCGGTTTTTTGTATGGAGTACAGCCCTTTTCCCTTTCCATACCCGAACATGTTTCCTACTGCAATTCCGGCAGTGCCTATTGTTATCGTTCGCCCCCTTATGATAAAGTTTGCCTTAAACTCGCTATTTACTAAAGCGAGTGCGTCCCAAACGTTTATACTGCTTATTGATATGGATTTGTTAGTCTCATTAACATATTCGGGATGCACCGTAACCGTCCATTTTTGCTCTCCTTTATAGATACGGTCAAGGTTCACCTGTATTCTTTCTGCGAGAGCATTTATGCTTTCAGCGTAAAAACTGAATGTAGGTAGGGAAGAGTAGTGAATTAAGTTATCCTCTTTTACATAGTCCAGGAATTCGCATCTTGTCAGTTCATCTGCAAGAGAGTTGAAAACTACGTTCTCATATTTGAAAGCCTCTCCGTATGTATTTTTGGAGGCTTGCTTCAATTCAGTAGGGTCGTAGTTTATTTCAAATCTTTCTCCGCGATATATCAGATAGTCCCCGACTGTAAAATCAATCGGAGTGGGGGACGTAACGGTAATGTTAACGGAACAAGCTCCCATGAACTCTCCGTTATACTCTAACTTGTTAGCGACACATCGTTGCATCCGCCCGTCTTTGCTGTATATTATAAACCGTCCCATTATGCCGTAAGAATAATTTGTGTTTTAGGGTCGGTTACCCGAAATGTAATGTTGAAAGTTACGACATCTCCCTCATCCGTCTTGCGGACAAAAAGGTCGGGTTTTATAGATTTAAAATAAACCCCCTGTCTGCCTATTTGGGTATAGGTGTCATAAACTTTTAATTCTGTTCCGTAACCGTCTTTTCCTATCAGATAGTCCAGGAAGGCGACAATCTTTTCATTGGCTGTTCCCATATCACCTTTATAGGCAAACTCTACTTCTATATCATAGGCTTGCACGTAGAGTTCTTCGGGGAAAAAGGTGTCTTCTCCGTCTTGGTCTATCCAGTCCCTTTTGGGCAAATCCTTAATATCTCCATATACAGTAAAAGGAAAGTCCTTGCACACAATCCCCCATTGGGATTTGGTGTCAATAACAGGACTCCCCAGCTTACTTTTCTGAAAATAGATACTGTAAGGCTTTGCCATGTGTTATTTTGAGTTTGTGTTGTAAAAACAAAAAGAGCCAATCAACGGCATGCCCGTTAATCAGCTCTTTGGCTTGTTATATCAATACTGCAAATATATGGTGTATTTTCTAAATAATCAAGTAAAAGGTTAGAAAATTGATATAGTTATCCGGCTTACATTATATTTGCAATGAATACTACCTTTCGGGTGACACGATTTTCATGTAGGGGTTCTTTACCCGCTTCTCTTTGAGCTTCCTTTCAAGTTTTTCCATCCTTTCGTACATCAGTTCAATATCTTCGGATAAGTGCAATAATTGAAGTTTGAGGAGCTTGTTCTCTTTCTGCAAGTTATGTATCTTTTCTTCCATGATGAATATTTGTTTTAGTCGTTATTCCTGCCATCTGCCCGCCAGCCGTATTACTGACGGGGTATCATAACGTGAACGTTGGTCGAACCTCAACGTGCATCTATGCTAACATGTGGCAATATTTCCTTATTAAGGCTTCTAAGGTCGAAATCTGACTTAGAGGCGCTTGGGTTGTATTTTGATATAGACATAGGGGCAAGAAGCGCCATTATTTCCAGCTTCTCCTGCTGTATATCGAGTATTACTTCATCCAGTATTTCTTAATTCTTCCATTTTCGTTTTGGATATAGTTGTGGCTGTCGGGCATTGGAACCGACTGCCGGATGATTAAAATAGCGTGATTAGTATTTTTTCATGCAGCTAACGAATAAGGCTATGATAGATATAAGGACGCCTACAATGGCAAGTATTAAATTCCAATTGATAGGATTGTGTAAGTTGGGGTTAACGGCAAGATAGTGCTTGCCCTCTTCGGTGAGTTTGACACTCCATACATAACCGCCAACCACATAATTGGCTTTCACCAATCCTTTCCTCTCAATGGAACGGATGGAAGCAGTAAATACATGCTTCGGGTATGTTGCCGGGCATTCTCCGCCAAACTCTGCAACAATCCGAAATGCTTGTTTCTCTTCCTTTGACAACCTTATCCGTTCCATAACCTACTCGTTTTCTGCAAATTTACTAAATACTACGCAAATATGTGTTGTTGTGCTATACTATTTTATAGGCGAAATCTTTCTGTCAGAAGGCTTTCCGCCAAATAGATGGTTGATGTAGGCAAGACCTTTTGGTTTGCAAAACACCTTTTGGCATAATATGTCTGGGTGGTTGTCTCTGCGTATTGGCGGCAACAGCGTCATTTCAAAGTAGCCTGCGTCAATATACTTTTGTTTCGGTTCGTTCCTGTCTTTAAAGAATATGCCCGCATCCCTTAGCTTCCCGAAAAGGGTGTTCCTCCCAAAACCGAGATTGAGTATCTTTGCGGCTTGACCTATGTCTACTTTGCCCTCTGCTTTGAAAGCGGCTTCGGCAAAATCGGCTTTAGGCTGGAGTTTGGTAATCTTTGCATCTTTCTGCTCGATTTGCTTTTGTTGCTGCTCTGTTTCAATACGGAGTTGTTCCTTTTCCTTTTCAGAAGCTACTAACGCTTCCAATGCCTCAAGATAAGTTTGTGGAGTCTTGATAACTTTTTTCTCATTTTCGAGGTATTCTAAACGGTTGATTATTCTTTCGCGCAGAACCGCATCATAACCTGATGCAAGAATAAGACAACCTTTAGGGGTGAGATTAAAACAAGGGCTTTGCCTATTAGATTTGTCAGTGTAAGAGGTCTCCACAAAATTGTGGGCAGCTACTCCTTGTTTGAGTAAGTTCCTGATGTCTCGTAAGATAGCATCATGCCTTTTACCCGTGACCTCTGCTATTTGAAGAGAGGTCATACCTTTCTGATTTGGAATTAACTCATTCGTTGTGTCAAGCATATTATAACGAATTATGATAAAAAGAAACCCTCCGTAGGTGTGCTTGACACAACATACGCAGGGCATAGAAGTCGCAGATTGTTTCCTTTCTGCCACCTTAGAGGGTTTCCCAATATCTTGTACAAAATTTGTTCGCTTTATTTTGCCCAAGAGTTATTATGTTGTATCAAGCACCGCAAAGATAGCCCTTATCTTTGAAATAGCAAACTTCTTATAAGAAAATTAATTAATTTCGTTTGTTTTCTAAGTTGTTATGCAAATATATAGAAAATTGACCGATTTGTCTAATTTAGTACATTATAAAAACAATAAACATGTTATATAACATGCTATATATAACGACAATGGATGTTAATAAAGAAGTATCTTTGCTACATGTTTTAATAAATAATAAAAGTAGTATGGAAGATTTTATAATGGGACTTATTTACATCTTCTCATTTATATGGGGGATTCTTAGTATTATACTTTTCTTTAAAGTATGGGGAATGACAAATAGGGTAATTGACATTCAAAATCTATTTGAAAAGCATTCTAAGAACGTTGATGATAAATTAGGGGTTTTGATTTCAACATTAGAAAAGATGAAAGAAATGCCAAAAATAGAATTAAATCCTAATAAAGTGGAAATAAAACAGCCGGAAGATTGTGAGGCAGATGTGGTTAAAAACACTAATATGAGTGTAAGAAAAAGAAGAGAAGCTAAAGTGTTGTCGCAAAAAATAGAAAAGGAAATTGATAAATCTTCTAATGAGTTTAAGCAAAAATTACATAAGTGGCAGGTTTTAAAAGAAAAAGGTTTTATAGAACAAGCTATTGAAGAATACCAAGAATATACAGGTCTTGATTATGATGAAGCTGTTGAATTTATTAAAGATTTGTAATTAGTATTTATGTTTTAATTTTAGATTAATATGAGCCAAGAACAACAGAATAATGGTATGTCAGAAATTGGGGGTATAATATTAGGGGCAGGTATATTGATGGCAGCTATTGCAATATTTTCAGGTCATTATATTTTAGGAGGGGCTTTAGGAGGGGTTGCTATTGCCATATCTAAGGCTGTGAGTAAATCAGATAATGAAAAAGAAAGAGAAGAAAGGCAACAAGAATTGCGAAGAAAAAAAGAATTGGAAGATGAAAAAAGAAAGGAAAAGGAAGAAGCAGAAAAAGAAGAAAGAATAAAAAAATATGGTGAAATATCTTATGAATATCAGTCCAAATGTCCGTATTCCAAAATAGAGGTGTATGAAGCAACCAAAGTTGTATATCTTAAATATGGAGAAGAAACATGGATGTTTAATTTCTCTGATGTCATAAAAGTAGATATATATGAGGACGGACGAATTAGTTCGTCTACTACTTCTGCAAGCGGGACTTCAAAAGCTAAAACCTCAAGCATGCTGGGTAGGGCGGCCGTAGGAGGTGTACTTTTAGGCGGCACAGGAGCGGTAATCGGAGGGGCTACAGGTAAAAGAGGGATTGAAGGAACTTCTACTACAAAAACGCAAGAAGTGGTTATTTACTCAATGGTTATAACGATTAACAACCTATCAATGCCAACCATTCAAATAAAAGCGAAGTATGAAGAAGCCAAAGAGTTTATAAAGAGAGTAAGTTCCATATTGTCTATCATAATAGAAAGGCAAGATAAAGATGCTGACGACGATGCTAAAATACAGATATTACATGAGGGGAATGAATATTCAGAAGTGAATATTGATATATTAAAATTATTATCTGATACTTATGGGGAAGGTAGAATAAAAGGCCTACCGAAAGCTCTTGAATTGTACAAAGAAAAAGTAAACAAAGATGGTTCTAATTTTACTGAATATTTGGAAGAAATAGTGACATTAGATGATGAGATATTGTCGAATAACGAAAAGAATGTTTTATTGTCTGATATATCATTTATAAAACGCATGAATAAATAAATGTTTTGTATTTAATATCACATCAAGTCAAGCGGAGTTTCTCCGCTTTTCTTGTTTTGTGGCATATCGCTTGTTCTACCGATTATGGTAATAATTGCCACAATATTATAAATATGAGAAAGCATGGGAAAAAGTCAAAAGACATCCAAGCACTACGCAGACCGAACATCGTCAGAGAAAGAAATAGGCAGCATCGCTAAAATCTTTTTCGTAAGAAACTCAATTAAGTAGGAATAAGCTTCGTCACTATCACTGGTTAAGTTTATTCCTGCTTTTTCCAATGTAAAGTTGGCGATGTGAAATATCTCGTGCGCTAATATTGACAATCCTTTTATGTCTTTCGGCAAATTTGGCATATACAAAATCATTTGTCCGCCAGGCAATAAAAAACTTTTTCCCTTTTCTTCTCCACTAATCATAGAAACGATTTCAGAAGACTTCTCGCACCCGAATATCTTTGATAGTCTTGCCTTCAAATGCTTTTTTTCTCCAAAATGAACCATTACATCCCGGTCATAAATGTCTATGCTTATTATCTTATTCATAACGAATATGATGTTTGTGCTTTATATATAATAATGCAAATATAACTAAAAATAATCAAGATGCTGTTCTTCGGCATATGAATTATAATTAATCGGATTTGTTAAAAAGCTGATTTATCGGATATTTATTTGTTTATTTGTTTGTTCTTTCGTTCGTTCTTTCTATATTTGTGCATTAATATAATACAAATGGGTAATTGGAGTGAAAGGCAAGAAGTAAAGAAAGAGGGCAAGGAAAAGGATAAGGTAAGACGTGAAAAACTTGCAGGATATTTCTTTGATTTATCTAAACTAATATTTGCGGCACTTGTTTTAGGAGGTATAACTCCTTTGTTTACCAATGTGACAAACGGAATAAACTGGAGTACTATTACATTAGGAACTATATCTACATATATGTTTGCTAACTTTGCTAATAGGATTTTAAAATGAATATAATATGGATACGCTAACGGCAATATTTTTAATAACGGCTATTGTGAGTGTTACATTAGTTGTTTGGTCTCACACCAAATCGGGCAAGAAGTGGCTTGCAAGCTTGTAAGCAGAAGGATAAAAAAGGGAACAGATAAATTCAATATCAAAACAATATGGAGAGTGTAATGGAAAGCAAGAAAGCAAAGTGTTCTTCAAAGCATCCACACCGTATAAAGTCTAAAGGCGATAGACTGGGATGGACGTTGAGAAGCGAAGTCAAGCACTCTTCCTTGCGTGAAATTATCGGAGAGGGAAGAATCGTTAGTAACTCTTGCTGTTTCATTTCAGCCAATACAAAAAGAATTATGCAATAAAGCCAGACATTAAGCCTGGCTTTTTCTTTGCATGACATCCCCAGCGGTTTCCACAATACAATCTTCTCCATGAATGTAAACATATACCGATGCTATATCCTTTTGGATAACATTTACTTTTGCCCGGTCGTACACGTTAATGAATACCTTGCAATACTGTGAACAGTCAATGGTTACTTCGCTGTCATGGCGCACGTAAATATCACATACGGAAAAGCCATCAAATAGGAGAGTACCTTTACAATTTCCGTTCAAAACAGAAATTTGTGACATGTTGCGTTTCTGCACATCTTCATCCACAAAAATATTATTCTTGTGGAGAAGGTCTTTGTCGAAGTGTTCTTTTATGAAAGTGTTGGTAGGGTAATTGTGCTTAATGGCAAAATCAATCCCATGCAGATACTTGTCAATTAATCCTTGTTGGGTAGGATTCCCCCATGCGTGTTGCCACGGTTGGCATAAACCAAACGTAATAGCTTGGTTCAGTAATGTTTTGCTTAAATCCTTTTCGTTCATAACATATTATATTTTGATTTTTCTACCACTTCTGTCTATTACTATACTTAGCATATCTCTAACTTCTTGTACTAAAGCAACGTTTGCTTCGGTATTTTGGGCACTTCTTAACGTATTATTGGCTATCGCCCTCAATTGAGTAAGTTGTTGTTCGGCTATAACATTATATTTCGGAAGAATCTCGTTTCCCCACTTTTCAAGCAAAGCGCGTTTTACACTTACATCTGCACGAATACCGTTTATGTAAGAAGCTAAAATATTGGCGGTTTCTTCTGTAATGTTTTCTTGTATCCCTTTGGAAAGAGTGTTTGAAGCGCTTGTCTCTTCAAGGCTTATTCCCATTTTTTTTGCAGCAGCATTTAGATAATCCCATATTTTCTTTGAGTCTGATATTGTCCCTCGAAGGCTTCCAAGTTGCTGCATTAGTCCGGTAGCCTCTTGTTCCGTCAGATTTGTACCCCCAGCGGAACTGTCTGTAAATATACCTTTATCTCCAAACAGATAATCTCTTAGCTTATTCATGGCAGGTTTTATGACATTCAGAGAAATCATCTCCTTTATGACATTGCGCATTATATCAGCCACCGTATCATCAAAAGCCTTTGCTGCATCTTCTCCGTTGGCGAACGCATTGACTAACGCTTCTGATATTTGGTCTGACCATCCCTTTAAGTCTATACCGAATTGTTCGCTTGCCAAATCTTCATAGAAATACTTGATTTGCTCGCCTAACTCGATATACTGCTGCTTGTAGTCCTCTATTTTAGAAGCATCCGAATCTTTCTTGTCTTGTTCCGCCTTCATTTGCTTTTGCACCTCTTCTTGTTGCTTTTGAAGATTTGCAATCATCTCTTTGGATTGACTTTGGGTAACAGCACCCAATTGCCGTTCTATGACAGATTGAAGGTTCTTATAGTCGTTGGAAAGCTTTTTCACTTCCAGTTGCGAACGTTGGATTGCTTTATCCAGCTTCTTGTCATGGGCTTTGGCTATGCTTCCTATTATTCCGGTAATACCGCTGACTACACCTGTAGCCCCTTGCATGATAGCCATCGGATTGCCGGAAGATATACCAGCGAAAAGGGTAGCTCCGCTTTGAGCTGTATTCAATAATCCACCCGCAACTTCTTGTACAGCGCTTAGAGTGTCTCCCATACTATCATTCCCTAAGGCATCAAATGCTGACCCTAAATCTCCCAAAGTGCCGATAAGAAGATTAGCCATGTCGACAATATCTCCAAAGCCTACTTGAACTTTATCGGAAGCCTCATTTTGTTCATCCTGCGCATCTGTTACTTCTTTTTCCGCATCTGCCAACGTTTTTAATTTTGGAGTTAATTTATCGACGACTTTAGCCTGATAAGATAAGCCGCCATCCGTTTTCTTGGTTTCCGTATGGCTCGTTTCAGAAACACCAGTAGTAACTTCACCGCCATCCTGGATAAACCCAAGTTCTTTTTGAGCCTTTTTCAGTTTTTCAGTGGCTTCCGCATACTCTTTTATTCCGTCTGATAATGTCTTGAAAGGGTTTCTGCTTTCACTTTCGTCACGTAGCTTTTTTAATACATTGACAAGCTCTTTAAACTCGTTGACTTTTAGACTTTGCCCGGTCGTATTTTTAAACTCTTCCAGGTTCTTGATTAGCCTGCTAAGAGTTGCAGAAGAAAGTCTGTCAAGGTCGTCAAAGGTCTTAGCCCAGTCTTCCGAACTCTTGAATTGTTCAAATTTGGTAGATGCAGCATCTTCGCTCGCTTTCTTTTTCCTTTGTGCTATAAGTCTGTCGGTCGCTTCTTCGCCTAATTGACCTCTTTGGCTTTCAATATCTGCCAAGTCTTTTTGAAGATTACGTTCAATATCCTTTATCCTTTGGGCATAATCTTTATAATCCTCAATCATGCCTAAAAGGTTTTCAAGGCTTTCTGAACGCATTTTCTTACTTTCCTCGTTGATTGATTGGTATAGTTTCAGAATTACTCCTTCTCCAAACTGCTTCTTTACATCATCCTCTTTCATGGCAAGGACATCTGTAACGGAGAATTTACTTCCTGTATTTTCAAGCGCTTTGGAAAGTTGGTTGCGCAAATCATCTACTACACTTTTGAATGAGACCTCTCCGCCGAAAGCGATGTTCATGGAAAGAGATTTGTTGCCGGAAGCATTGAATAGCTTCTTATATAAATCCCACTTTTCTCCGGTTTGGGAAACGTACTTCTCTATCTCCTTTAAGGCATTATCTACTTCTTTCTTCGCACTGTCAATTCCCGCCTTGTCAATCTTGACACCAAGAGAAATGTATAAATCTTCCTGCTTCTCTTTGCTTCGGTCTAACTGCCCTTGAATGTATTTGTAAGCCTTGCTTGGGTCTTTTAAGTCCAAATTGACCCCGTTCTTATCAAAGATAGGGGCAAATTCAGAAATGCCCTTCACCCTTTGGGATGCGACTTCTTCTCCTTCTATCTTTCTCCATTTCTCATAGCTGGAAACGGCTTTATCTATGAGGTCGGTACGGGCTTCCCATTGTTCGGCAATAGGGTCTTTCGTGTTTTGGGTCTCTTTGGTTACACGCCCGAATGTTTTTAGTATTTCATCTGTAGCATTCTTTAACAGCTTGGCTTTATCTATACTTTTACGAGTTTCTTCATTCCATTCGCCCTCTTTTTTAGTCCATTCGCTAAGAGTAGAGGACGCATCCTCATTAGCACCGATTATATTTTCTATGTATTTTTGCAGACCACCTTCTGCATCAGGCTTTAGCCTTTCTATACCGAATTTTTCATACAATTCGGTCGCTTTCTTGAACCAGGCAGAATTCTTGTCATCTTTCTTTATCTTGTAAGTTGAATAATTTTCTAATGCGTCATTCAGTGTTTTTTGAGCTTGCGATAAAACCTCTTCTTGTTTTTTTATATCTTCATCTAAGGACTCTATGACATTCTCATACCCGTCCAGTGATTGATAATATTCTCTGCGAGATTTCAATCTGTTAAGTTCTCTTTGAGCTTCATTTCTATTATTGGTCGCGCCGATTACAAGCCCTGCGCTTTTGACTTTTTCTCTTTCTTTTGATGCAGATAACACTTTTTGGATGGCTTGATATTCCCCTTCTAAAAGAAATTGTTCAAATTTCATATTCTCAAAGAGAGAGGGATATATTTTTTGAAGGTTTAGATATGCCCTTCTTTGAGCATCAATCCCGTTTGTTTTATCGAATATTCGAGAAATATATCCTTTAGCCTTACTTTCCTCTTCTTTAATCTTCTCTATGTTTTTTGAGAACTCAATATTTAGTTTTTTTGTTTTTTCAGCAACTGTTTCAACTTTTTCTTGGAATACAGTCAATGTTGTAACTATAGCGCCTAATGTGGTTATCCAAAATACCCACGGATTGACTTTCATTGCTGAGTTAAGTGCCCATTGTGCTACTGCGGCTGCTTTGGTGACTTTGACTCCTTTGTTTAACCATGTATAATACGCTTGCATTTGACTGATTGCAAAAGAAGACTTTTGTGCTACATTTACAGCTATCACAGCCGTTTTATAAGAGCCATAAATTCCTACAAGTCTACCAAGTATATCTGCGACAGCCTCCCAATGTTTCATTAAATCAGTAAGCAGCTCTAAACTATCTGAAAGTACACCGCTATTGCCTTCCGCAATGTCAGCCATCATGACATCCCATGCGTCCTGCAAGTTGCTCCATTTGCCAGCAAGGCTTTCTGCAAGAGCTTCCTGCATGTTGTAGAATTTGCCGCCTTCATCGGTCAGCTCCCAAAGAACATCTTTCACCATGCCGAAGCTGACCTCTTTCCGGCTGATTTTATCGAATACGTCTCCGGCGGAAGTTACCACTCCCGTAAGCTTAGTAAACCGTTTCGCCAACTCGTCCACCAACGGAATACCAGCCTCGGTAAACTGCCTCAATTCCTGCCCACGGAGAAAAGCTGCACTGCGCACCTGCCCGTACGCCAATATGATACGTCCCATATCGACACCCACACCTGCGGAAATGTCGGCAAGTCGTTTGGTCGTATCGTAAAGCTCTTCATACGGAATGCTGTATGCGGAAAGTTGCTTGGTGTATGAAGCCAGTTCTTTAAACTGAAACGGAGAGACAACCGCTAAATCCTTAATGCGGTTGAATATGGTTTCCGCCTTCATACTATCTCCAAGAATGGAGGTAAGGGCAATGTGTTGTTTCTGAAACTCTCCGCCAATAGTATATAATCCCCTTACAAAACGCTCTATGGTGTATATGGAATACACATTGGCGATTTGATTTTTCAATTCCCTGGCTATCCGTGATTGAGAAGATAGAGCCGTGTTTTCCTTTGTCATGGCGGCATTGTGTGTGCCGGAAGCTCTTGCAGCCTGCATCCGAGCATTGGTGAGTCTTTGTTCGGCGAGCGCTGCCCTTTCTGCCATTTTTGCCTGAATATCAAGAATGCGTTGCTGTCTTACATCGCTCGCTGTTGTGTTATATTTATATCCAGCTTTTTGTAATGCCTGTTTGACGGCATCACTGACTTTAGCCTTATCTACGACTATGTTTATTTTGTATTTTTTCTTATTTACAGCACTGGATATACTATCTCTAAGAGAAGCATCGTCTATTTTCAGTTTTGCTTTAACTTCGGAGGGAATGTTAATTTTATTGACCCCTACATTGACTTTGAATATCTTACTTTTAAGTGCATTGTCTATCGACTCTCTAATAATTTGTCTGTCTACCTTAACTCCCAATTTAGTGTTAAGTTTGACTTGCTTTTCAACGAGTTTCTTTTTTATCTGTTCATAATCCTGCTCCGTGCAGTCTTTCAAGTGAACGCTAAAATTGAGTGAACCTAAGTCTGCCATGTTAATTATTGTTTTGCGCCTTTTTGATAGCGTTAATGCCGTTTACCATAAAATCATTGAGGGAAATTCTTTGTCCTTTCATTTCCTGCTCTTTTCTCTTTTCTTCCCACTTCCTTTTTAAATCTTCCATTTCTTTGGCTGTGTGCGTTTTTTGTTCTGTGTCTGCTTTGTCATACACTACAATCGGGGCGTCACACATAAAAAGTTCATATTGGGCGCATGTCAATACCCAGTCCATATGCCAGTTGGGGATATTAACCATGCCCCAAAGAAGAATTAACGGTCGTGTCAGTTCCGGATGTTTTTCTCCGTTTGCAAATGCTGCTCCTGCCGAAGTTCTTGAAGGATACGTTCTGCTTCCTTTCTCGTCATCGTCATTATCGTGTCTCTCATTCCGGTCAGTAATGTGAAAGCATTCAAGTATTCCAGTCTTTGAGATTCCACTTTTTTTTTACCTATAAAAAGTATTCCGTACAATTCGTCATCTGTGTATTTTTTCCATAGCATACGCCAGTATATCCAATGGAAAAGTCTTATCTTCCACCAATTATTCAGAATAATGAGAGAGGCACATTTGGCAGTAACTTCATCCTCGCTTTTGCAGGAATGTAAGACATGGGTCAATTTTCGTATTGTTCCACGGTGCAGCCATTTTATGCCGAACTTTTTTCCTCTTATCGTAATATAATCTATGCTGTTCTCCAGCACGTCGTCGAGTGTTTTCTGCTCTGCTGTGGTAGGTTGATTTATTGTTTTATCGTTCATATTGTGTTATTGTGATGTGTGAAAAAGGAGAAGGCGGCGGCAATAACGCACACCGCCATATTTTTAAATCAAAGAACCGTCCTGGGTAACTTCCACCGCACTGAACTCATTGGCGGTGAATACGCTGACTGTAGCAGTTCTTTTTGCTCCGCTATTCTCGTCGACTTTGACCGTCACCACTTTCCCGCTAACCGAGGTTTTGCACCATGTTTCCGTTGATGAAGCAGAGACAGAGCTTTCCTTGGTTGTTGCGGTAATGGTTTTCCCTGTATTATCTGCCGCGCTGGTAAAAGACAGGGACGCTGGAGCTACGGTCAGTCGGCTTTTTTTGTCAAGAAAGCGATATTATCTTCGGAAGAGGAGCCGGACGAAGCACCATCTTCAAGTTCAATAGTTCCGCTAAGCGCAAAAGCGAATGGGGTAGTGGACGCATTCTCAAACAAGGGGCGTGCGTAAACGGCCATTCTTTTTACAAGCAGACATTTTTCTCCGTCGTCACTTATAAGCGCAAATCCTACGTTCAGTTTCTTGCTGTTTAGCACAGCAGAGAATCCCTTGAATTGCTGGTTGTTGATAGTCGCTTGCGCAATTTCAGTGGTTTTCCCAAGAAAATATTCTACCAATTCCTTGCTTACACTTGGAACGGTAGCAGCGAAAGTAATATCTCCTGCTGTACTGGTGACAGCCCAATCTGCTTGCAGACCGTGCACCTTTGTACGGTTTAATGTCGGTTCTGCTTGGGACAAGGAAAGGGTATCTACGGTAACGGGCAAATCAAAATCCGGAGTTACCGTGGCAAAATTTGCAATGCCACCCTTTACCAACATAATGGATGAAAGACCGCTAAATACATCTTTCAATTCCTGCTTTGTTTTCATTGCCATAATAAATAGTTTTAATCGTTTTATTTTATGTTTACTTTATCACAAGGTCAGCCCTTATCAATGTTGCGCTGAACCCTAATCCGTCATTTCCTTTCAAGGTCAATTTGGGGTTTGAGGCACTTATGAAATTGTCGCTGATGGGGAATAGGGAAAGAAAATCTCCTACAATAGTGTCCATTTGTTCCAAATCTTCCGCACCTCCCTTTTTCTGTCTGACATACACTTCAATGGCGCAATAGGTACGGATATTTCCAAATCCGCTGCCATAGGTCATGGAAGACAACAAGCCGGGCAATGACACCACAATGAAATTATCCATTTGCTTAGGCACAGCAGCGGGACGGTCATTTGTGAACACATTCTCACTTACTGTCTTTGCTGCGTCAAACAATGATTTAAGCGCGTCTTTGTATTTAAAATCCTGTTCGTACCCCATATCATTTCATTGGTTTAAAGGTCATTTTAGCAATGCTTTCCGCGTAATCAAATGTATCTGACAATACATTTAACCCCTTCTTTGACTCCAAGTAGTTAGAATATTCCGTACCTGTACACATCACTAATCCTATGCCGTCACTTGGAGTTTTATATGCTTTGAGGAAATTTACAGAAGTGGTTAAACCGTACTCCCCGTTGGTGTCAACCAAGTTGTATTTTTTTATGGGAATAAACTTACCACTTTCGTAACTTTGGACCATTATCACGCCAATACCGTCTCCTCTGCTAAGCTTGGGGCGGGTGGGATTTTTTAATCCTTGTGTCACGACGGCGGTAATTATACGAGATAACCCACCTCTATAATAAATTCCAACAGCTAATGAAGTTAGAGTATTTCCGGTTACATTATGGTACTTGGCTGATACTACTCCGTCTTGCAGAAGTCTGATTCCGATTTCTGTTATTCTATCCAGCAAATATTCATCAATGATATTTCTCATCTTTTTTTTGCCTTCTTCCAAGACTTTAGCATTATCTCCCATTTCCCTAATTCTTAGCCAGATTGAAATACAGCGTTGTTCCCATTTCCGTAGGATAACAATCCGTTACTACGCATGATTCAAAACTTCCTCCGTAATCGGTAACATCCACAAGGTCTCCCGCAATGATACCCTTCACAAGTCCAGGAATGTCTATTGCATAATCACTCTTTATGACATTACTTTTTGTAAATGTCCTAAGACTTGTGCTTCCGTACTTGTTGCATTTCCCTACATACAATACGGTCTCGTTCCCTTCGTCAAAAGATGTTTCTCCGGAAATACGATACACTTTGCATGTATGCGGAAAACGTGGATTATTTACTTTCATAGCGGATACCTTTTATTCATGTTCATACCCAAGTTGACAATTCTGACAGATGATTTACGGACGTTCTCTCCATACAATGCGTATATGTCATTTGCCATTTGCCGAAGGTTACGTTTGTCATAGGCAGAGCTTTGTGTACCACCCTCCTTGTGCTTCCATACACCATTGGCATCCTCTACGCTTCCAGTTACGCTCGGTGTACTTGCGCACCACATATAAAGGTCTGCCCGGCACAAGTCTTTCTGGCGTTTTTCCAACGTGCTGACATCCGTCCCCGGTGCAATTCCCCTGTCAATCAGTATGGTGGAAATAGCACTGTCCGTAACTTCAAAACCGACACAACCACGGAGATATTCCTCTATGGTAGTGCCAGTATTTGTATTTTGAGAATCCTTCATGGTTATTTACCTTTAATGTTCAAGTAGTAGAACCAGCGAACCTTATTAGGAACAACCAATCCGGTCACTTCTGATTTGATTACCTGCGTCATGGTTTCATCATTGAATACCTGACGTATCAGAGTGCGGCCGCCGTCATACAATGCCGTACGGGCACCCGGTGTTTCCATGAAAATAGGACGTCCACATTGTACATCACCCAGGTCTTCATTTGGAACATATGCCAATACTCCCTCTTCAAAGCTTTGCAAATTCTTGTATTGTATAGCTTTGGAAGATTTGTCATATTTCTCCACTACGGATATTGAATCGACAATTCTGATTTCAGCACCGATACGCGTTTCAATGAAAGTTTTGATTGTTTCATCGGGGACAAGATTAGCAAATGCCAACTGCATGCCTTTATCGGAAATATCCGGGCGTGTCGCAACTGTGTACATTTGGCGGAAATACGGAAGGTTAATCAAATCCTCAAAGGTCGTCTTGGAGCATTCCCAGTGACCAGCAGGGGCAAAATCCTTTTCTTGGGAATCGCGTCTTACCTGCCTCATGACTTTTATCGGGTCTATTGTAGTACCCAAAGCTTCTTTCTGCACCGCTTCGCTTTCCGGCTTCTTATACCAGATAGAATCCTTGATATTCTTTTTAGGCACACCGAAATCTATAGTCAATGCAATGCCAAGCGGGTTGTTAGCTGCGTCAATGATTAGCTTACCTTTGTTGGATACAACTTGATTTCGTTGGTATAGGAATGTATTGTAGTTACCACCAAGTAAGCTGTCCACTCCATTAAACAGAAGCTCCATTATTGTAGACTCAATTTCCGGAGTGGTACTGCCGATGGCATCCATCAGCATCATTTTTTCTCTTAGGATTTTGCGGCTCAGTACAATCTCATGCTTGAAGGTTGGCAATCCACCCATTTGCAGGGACATTCCGTCTGTAGATTTGGTTGCACCATCACTGTCAATATCCACATAGGTAGCCAGCGTGTATGCACGGACTGTTGCTTCTATCTGCTCATATGTGGGATTCAGAGGAATATTAGGATTTAACGGGAAACCCATTTGGGAGAACGTTTGTTCCGCATTGTATTTTTCGGCAAACATGTCATTAATCCATGCTTCCAGCGGTTTATTCCCAGTATATCCCAATGCTGCAAGACCTTTCCCTACAATGTCGTAAAATTCTTTGTTTCTTGTGTACATATTATTCTCCTTTCTTTATTCGTCAGATTCACGCACAAATTCAATCATAGGCAGCTGTGCTTCTACCGATTTGGGAATGCCACCACCGAACACCCTGTCTGCGTAAATTCTGCCTGCGCGTACAACTGCGCATGTTGCAAGGATACAGCCTTCAGGGATACATACGTCTTCAAATACAAGGCCGTTGACATCGGTTAGCTTTCCGCTGGCGGGAACTCCTTTGACAGTTTCCTCAATATCTCCCGTTACTCCGGTATTTCCTGGAATAAACATGTACGCGTAAAGTTGCGCAGCGGTTTTTTGTGTGAAAGTCACAGTAGCCCCACTACGTTTTACATCCCATTCTGCAAAAGAAGATTTTGCTCCTTCGATTTTGGTAGCTACCAGTTCTGGGGTACTTTCTGATGCGCTTGTTACGGCAACCGAATAGCTTTTTCCGCCTAACACAATAGACAAATCCCCGTTTCCGGATGCCTTTTTAGTGATAGTAAGCGTCACTACTGCCTTTACATCAGTCACTCCATCTGCTGTAATTACCTCTACCTGTTTGCCTGCTCCATTGAATTTTACCATTGTGCCGGCATGTATAATATCACCAGGCTTTAATCCCATTCCGGCGACATCAATCATACCACCACCCTGATATAATTCTCTTACTCTTGACCAAACAGGAAAATTTCCGCCAAATCCCGACTGGGATTGACTGATAGTGTTGAAAGTTCCTAATTGTCTCATTCTTTGTCTGTTTTAATGTGTTTATTGTTTTCGAGGAAGTTTTCCTTGCGCTCTTAGCCGGTCTTTGAATGCTTCACGGCGGCTTTTTGCCTGTTCTTCTCCGGTTTCTGCATATTGGTTGATACTTGGGGAAGCGCCATTCCCGAAAATTGCCTTGTATCTTTTTTCATAATTGCGTTTGGCGCAACTGACAATTTCTTCCACTTCCATATCTTTGGTAATTTTCACGTCAGATATGGCGATATTCAGGATTTCATCGTTACAGATATTTTTGCCCCCGTTTTCAATTTGAGATTTCAACAAGTCCATAGACTGGACTTTTAAGTCATTGATTGACGCGGCGTTTTTCTCCACCTCTCTCTCTTCCTTCAAAAGCAAAATCTCATTTTCCATTTCCTTTAGCTTGTCGGCAAGGACGTTATCTCCTGCTCCTTCTCCTGAGTCAGGAGAACTCTGTTGAGGTTTGTAGTTTTTCTTAAAACTCTCAACTTGTGTTGCGACATCGTGATTGTACTGCCCTTGCATTCCTTGAAGAAAAGATGTCGCCTTGCTATAATAAGCGTCATCAGGCTCCACCCCTTCTGCTACCGGATTCAATTCTATGTACTTCATTAATGTCTGTGACGAAAGACTGGTTTGTCCTAATCTGGTCGTCAGTTCGGATAAGATTTGTTCTTTCTCCATCGTGTTTATTTAGTTTGTGTTATAAAAAAAAAGAGCCTATCAGTGCTTTGTGCACTAATAAGCTCTTAGGCTTGCATATGTAAAATTGCTATTCTTCTATTCTGACGCTGATAAAATTACGACATCTTCGGCATACAGTCCTAAACAATACGCTACCGTGTATTATTTTTACATCGGTCAACTTTTGCCCGCACACCGGACATGTTACAAAATTCCCTTTTTCGCTGGTCTGTTTTTCATCCAGCTTAGCGTCTATCTTTATCATATCACATGATTTAGTATTGCAAATATATAGTATATTTTCTAAAATACAATGCTTTATATGTATTTTTATATGAGAAATATTAGAAAATTTATAATAAATCGTATATTTGCATTATATATAACTCATAGAGCTGTGATTCAAGCCGGAGTGTGCGGATTTATACTGCATACGCCGGCTTATTTTTTTTATGGAACACGACAAGATTGTATATACGAAAAAGGGGGAGGGTGTATTCAGTTATGAATACATAGACAGGTTGCGTAATTTGAAAAATGATTTCAATGTTATAGCTCAATCCGGCGGGCAGGAGAACTCATTAGCTTCCGATGCCGACATTGTTATTATGGGAGGGAATCGTGGCGGTTCAAAAACATTTACTTTATTAATGGAATCCTTGCCAGACATTAAAAATCCACGTTTTAATGCCGTTCTTCTGCGTAACGAGAAAGATGACCTTAGAGATATGATTAACACGTCGTATCTTATTTACTCCCAATTTGGAACTTATAACCGTTCTATATCGGATATGACTTGGAATTTTGGAGAAAACGCTGGAAAACTGTGGTTTTCTTATTTTGCTGATAATTTTGAGGATTTCAAGAAGCGCTTTCAAGGTAAACAGTTCTGTTATATCGGTATAGACGAAATAACCCATTGTTCTTATGACAAGTTTAAATACCTTATCACTTGCAACCGTAACGCTTATGGTATTAAAAACCGTTTTTGGGGTACTTGTAATCCGGACCCGGATAGCTGGGTGCGCGTTTTTATAGATTGGTGGATAGGAGAGGATGGGAATCCTATACCAGAACGCGATGGAAAGAAAAGATATTGTTTTATGGATGGAGATTCTCCCAATAATATATTTTGGGGAGACACGCCAGAAGAGGTATATGAACAATGTAAATCCATCATAGACCCTCTTTGGAATGATGCTTACAAAAAATTGGGATTTAATAAGAAAACAATGTTTGTCAAGTCAGTCGTCTTTATACGGGCACGTTTGGAGGATAATATCAAATTGATTGAGGCTGACTCAAATTATGCGGCTAATCTTGCCCAGCAGGATGAAGAATCCCGCGCTCGCGACCTCGAAGGAAATTGGAATTTTAAAGCGGCTGGAGACGATATTCTTAAAATCGAACACATGGAGCGGTTCTTCAACAACTCCGCCCAATATGGAGATAATAAGCGAAGGGTATCATGTGATATTGCATATGAAGGTGGAGATAATCTTGTCTTGTGGCTTTGGATTGGGAACCATATAGAGGACGTATATGTAAGTCGGGATAACTCCAAGCGGACGGAAGAGTGCGTCGCATATAAGTTGCGTGAATGGGGAGTCCTGGAGAAAGACTTTGTTTTTGACTTGAATGGACCTGGACAGGATTTTAAGGGCAAATTCCCAGACGCGGTCAAGTTTAATAATATGGCAGCTCCTATCCCAACGACAAAAGCTGACGAACAATCTATAAAATATATCTATTCTTCCCTGAAATCACAATGCGCTGATATTCTCGTTAAGAAGATTAAGAATGATGAAATTTCGATTAACCCCGATTTGTTGTCGCGTAAGTTTTCAGGAAACGGATATTCAGATATGACACTTTATAATATCCTGATGAAAGAACGCAAAGCCATCCGGGATGCAGACACAGATAAAGGCTTCTCTTTAATTAAAAAGGAAGTGATGAAAAAGTACGTCGGCCATTCTCCCGACTTTATAGAGGCTATGATTTACAGACAGATTTTTGATATAAGAAAACAACACACTAAACCAAAAGGATTATGGAGAATATAAGTACACGACAGATTATGGTACGCCGTCCGTTTCGGAGAATATTGCCAAATGGATACAAACAAGCAGTAGGGGTTATATCTGGCAGCTTGTCCGTTAATGAGCCTTTAGACAATCCAACATATCAGATAATAACTCAAATGGATTTTTTGAGGGAATTTGAGCCGTCCGGACATGCTATAAATGACCCATTGGTATATCCGGACAGATTAAGACAAGACCCTGAAACAAAAGAGTGGTTTAGAGAGTCCGTTATCAGATGTGCTTTTGCGTTTCAGAGGATTATAACAATCAAACACCTGGTTCATCTTTGTGGAAACGACATTCAATTTGAGCTGGAAGGGGATACCGAAAATGAAAAAGTAAAGGATACATTTTTTAAGTTTCGAACCGGATGGGCTGTAAAGGACATGGAGATAGCATGGTATGAAGCGGCAAAATCCGTAAAGATAACGGGGGACACAGCATTTGTAGGTTATCTCCGAAAAGGAATTTTCTATTGGAAAGTCCTTTCTTTTGAGAAAGGAGATACGTTATATCCCCATTTCGATAATGTTACAGGGGAGCTTACATTGTTTGCCCGTTCCTATTCCGATTTTGACAATAATGGAAATACAGTTACAGACTGGCTTGAAGTTTGGGATGAGAAATATCTCCGTCGCTTTAGAAAAGGGAAAGGGGCGTACAACAAAATAAAGCAAGTGATAAAGAACTTGTTTGGATTAAGCGGATACGAACTCATATCTTCTCAGGAACATGGCTTTACATTTATCCCTGTGGCTTATCACAGAAATGAAGCCGGCGCTTGTTGGTCTCCTTCACAAGACAGCATAGAGCAATACGAACTTGCTTTCTCGCAATTGTCACAAAACAATACAGCTTACGCCTTCCCGATTATGTATTTCAAAGGAGAGGGAGATAGTATTAATATAGAGGGAGGGATTGATGGCACTATAAAGTGTATATCAATGGGACCGGATGATGAAGCCGGTTATCTTAACAAGCAAGATGTTTCCACTGCCTTTACCAAGCAGCTTGATACTTTATACAAGTTAATTTATGAGCAGTCTTTTGCGGTAATTCCACCGGAAGTAAGAAGCGGAGACCTTCCAGGTGTAGCCATAAAGCTGCTTTATTCTCCTGCTTTTGAAAATGCCATGAAGGATGCCCAAGAATATAACCATCTCATTGACGATATGGTAAAGATATTCACTTATGGCTATGGGGTGGAAACCGAAAATCTTATTGACTTGCAAAATTTGAATGTATATGCCTGGATAAAGCCGTATATACATCTGAATGAATCTGAACTTCTACAAAATCTTGCAGTTGCTGTTCAAAACGGGTTCTTGTCCCGGCAGACCGCAAATGAGCAAATTCAGATGTACAGCAATCCTCGCGACTGGGATAGGATTATGAAAGAAAAGAAGGAAGAACAGCAGGCTGACATTCTTTATGAATTGAAATCCCAGTAAATATTCGCCACAGATAATGGAGTTGAACATAATCCGGAAGGAGATGACAAGCAATGAAGCAACCTACAAAAAAACAGATACAGGATGCCAAGGATTTCATAAAATTACGTTTGCAGGCTGAAATATCTATGCAAAGTCATTTGGAGGAGCTTCTTGTACAAGCGGCAAAAGAGATTATAGATATATCATTCAAGTATGATATTCAGCCTGCAATGTTCCGGTTCTCTGCAAATGAGAACTTAAAGCGGGACGTAAGCGAAGTACTCCGTAAGTTGCGTGAGTTAATTTACGATTACACGGAAACTCTTTCTGTATATGACAGAAAGGAGGAAAGAGATGCCATTGTCGCTTTTATAAACAGGGAAGACCACGGAAAGACATTATCAGAGCGTATTAGCATTTATTGCAACCGATTTCAGTATGAAGTGGAAGCTACCATTGCAGCCGGTCTGATAGCCGGAATCGGAAAAGATAAAATAAAGGATAGCGTAAGGTCTTATCTTAATTCACCTTATACCAATCCTTATTTTAAACGGGCGGTCTATAATGGCGGGGCTGCTGCCACACGTATTAAAACAGATGGTGTGAGTTATGGAGTAGGGAAGTCTAATTCCGCTTACAACTCGTTAAATACCCTTACCCGCTTCGCCGTAGGTTCTGCATGGATGTTGTTTTGGGGGCTTGAACATAAGGATAAAGGATATACGGGCTTTTATTCGTACCGTGGGAGCAGTTACCCATGCTCTTATTGCGACAGCATGGTTGGCTATCATCCCATATCCGACTATCAGAACCAGTGGCATATAAGATGCTGCTGCTATTTTGTGTTTGTATAATTAAAAATCATAATAATATGTTGAGAGGGAAGGAAGAAAAAATAACATTCAGTAAAGGATTGGGTTCTGAATGCAGAAAAGCGGGAATCAGTATAAAAGAGAAGGCTTTTGCCGACCTTTTAGCGTTAGGATGGAAAGACAAGGACGCCTATCTTATTTCCGGTCTTTACAATCCGGTATATAACCTGGAGATAAACAAGAAGAACATGAATACCCTTTTGTCCGACGACAAAGACTTCATGGACTATTTGACCTCTGCAAGCAGAAAGATTAAACGCAGGCAAAAAGAGAGCGAGAAAGAGGATGATATATCGGTAGATGGTATCAGTGAGGAAGATATTGCTTCCGAGCTATCAAAAGAAAACCAACTTCGTAAACTTATCGCTGCCCGTAAGAAATATGCCGGGAAAGAGGGATGCAAGGAATGGATAGACCTTACTAAAATGATAGCAGACATTACGCAAATCAAAAAGGACGAAACAAAGGAAGAGGACACCACTGTGCATTTCTATCTGCCACTTTCATGCAATAATTGCTCCTTGTATCTTGCCGCTAAAAAGAAAGCCGGGAAGTGATACCCGGCTTAAGAAGTGTATTTCTGCTATATCAATTCGTGTAAGTATTTACTGCCGCATTTTGCGATAAAATATGTTCTTCCCGAACTCATTTTCCATAGCTAAATTCTTATTCCTAAAGAAACTGCAAACATTGGGGATTTTTTTTCTGTCTCCGCATCGGCTGTTTCATATTCCTTAATGGAAGCATCTATATGAATTCCGCCATACTGATATGAGAAGGATAAAAGCATTGATTCTATTTTCCTTTCCAACTCCTCTTTGTCTTTTCTTATCTGATAGCAAAAGTCTCTTTCATTTATCTGCTTACCTTTATCTAACGGTAGTACTGAAGCTATATCGGAGGGATAGTAATATTTTCCGTTTTCTCCTAAATATCTAACATTGTATCCGTTCTTGTCAAATAACGCATTCTCTATCGCTTTCAATTTTCCCCCATTTTTAAGAGTTATTAGTATTGGCTCATTCATGATTATCCTCCATTTCCTTCTTCATCTCATACATCTTCCTTTCCTCCTCAATAATTTTGGTGTCCTCTTCGTCAGAAATAGGCTTGGCGTTTGCACGGTCAAGGGCGTTTCCGACTGCCTTCAACACATCCACCTGCAACTCTGCGTCAATGCAGTTTGCCACATACTGCGTATTGCGTATTATAAGCATCGGCAGATTGTCTACCTTATCTTCTATTGGGGCATTGTCGAGCAGCATGAACATCACACTTCCTGCCCCATATTCAACAGAGAAGTCCCCGCTTACGGTCGATACCTTGATAAAGGGCAAATCTCCCTTCTTGTACTTGACAAAAGTCATGTTCCCGATTTGTGTCTTTCCGAAATCCATAGTTTTGATATTTAATTAAGTAAATCTGTCAATCTTCATTCAAAAAATCATCGTCCGAGTACTCCCAACCTTCAAACAGATTGGTCTTCGCCTCTTCCGCAATATTGGGAACGTGCCTCATGAAGTTATTTACAATATCCTCGTTGCCACACCACAGCGTATAGACATTGCTGTATCCCTTATCTGCACGTTTTTCCCGTACGTATCCGAGTGAAAGCATGTCAATGCCCAACTTCCTTTGCGAAACCGGGATGACACCGTTCTTTTTACAGAACCGTTCATAGTTCTTGTATATATCCGAGGATGTCAGCTCTATGGAACCGCTTCCTTCAAATTCTTCCGGTTGGCACTCTTTGTATTTGAAATATTCCGAAATGCTCCCGTCCACGAGTTTTCCATCCTTTCCCGTAACACTCGACCGTATCCGCTCCAGTTTCAAATCAATCTTCCCGCCCAAGTTCTCAGGCATCCGCCAATTGTTCTTTTTAAGTTCGCACAGCCCTTTCACAATCCAAGCCATTATACCGGCATGTTCCGCTTTCATTCTTTCTGCAAGCATGGTGTCTCTCTTTTCCACCGGTATTGTCTTGTCAAAGTTCAGCACCAGGGCGCGGCGCTGCATACTCTCGTCGTCAGGGTCGTCACGGTTCAGGAAATCTTTCGGCTGCCAGCGGTAGTTGGAATTACACAGCATAATAGGAGGTCTCTGCATCATTGTGATATTTCCACCTATTCCCCGACAGGCAATCGGCTCTCCACTGGATATTGCCTTGATGATGCTCATGTCCTTGAAATCACCACGGTTGCTTTCCGTGCAGTACATAAGCCTTTTCCTTGACATAGAGTAGGCGGCGCGTAACTGCTCATCCCCACCTCTTGCAAACTGGCTCATCTTTATGTTTAGTATTTCATCCTCTCCAAACATATCCTTTAGAACCCGGTAAATAACACTTTTACCGTTCGCACCAGTACCTTGCAATATAAGGAAATATTCAAAGCTTATATTTTTCCTATTGACAAGGCAAGCACCGAGGAACATCTGCAATATCCTGCGCTTGTGCTTTTCCGGCAATACGCCGTCCAACTCTTCCGTAGGTATCCAGCTTTCTCCAAGAAAGCTTCTCCAGGTAGGACAATTAAAAATCTCCTTGCGGTCATACTTAAACGGATACATCTTCACGCAGTCAAACTTCGGAGAGTGCGGGTAAGTCTTTAAAGTATTCATGTCAACCACGCAATTAGTAAAGCACATAATGCTAAGGTCGGGTTGCAGCTCATGGTCTCTAATGACATTGATTATCCGGTTCATGTAAGAATACATAATCTTATTAGTGCGGTCACGGGCGGCAACACCCATTTTCTCAAGCCACCTGTCTACGGCATCATAGAGCACATTGTAGTCCATGTACTCGTATATCTTTCCTGTAAAAACATACAGCGGAACACGGTAATCGGCAATGTCTTTCGTTACAACACCATACCCCTCCCGGAACAATCCTTCAAGACGCCTGCCGTATCTGTCTGTACGTTCCGGATTGCTTGTAACCAAAGATATATCCCTGAATGTAGAGGCGTATTCGTCGCAATGTTGCGACAGCAGACCGAGCACATAATCCTTTAATTCCCTTCTATTCATTGTAAGTCGCTCATTTTGTGTTTAAAAGAACATAACGCATGCTCCTATAGGCGCATTTTATGAAAATAACCTTTTTTCTTTTATCTGTAAAGGCTAAATACATATATCTATGTTCTTTATCTTCATTATGCAAATATACAACTATCTGATTATAAAACAAGTAAATTTTCTAATTAATATGCGTTAAAACATAGAAAATTACCCAATAATCATCCATATAGTGCAAAAATGTAAAAATACAATGGTTGACTTGTTGTAAAATATCATTACAAATTGGTAGAAAATGGAGAAAATAAAAAATTTTTAGGCGAGGTGACTACGCCGATTTCCTTACAAAAATAAAGGGGTGGGGGGTGGCTCTTTGCAGGGTGTTTGCAATGTATTTTGTTGTATAATAGCGGTTTGCGGTTTACATTATACATATAATATAAAGTTTGTGTTTGTTTACATTGTTGTCGCTCGTCAGTCCTGGACATAAAGTAAAGGCTATCACGGCGCAGCCAAAGACACCCAATCCGGTAAATAAATAAAATCAATATCACATGTATGTATTATAGATAATATCTATTAATCATTGTGCTTTGTTAGCGTCCTATGCTTATTCGTGTTGTCTATATATATATCTTGTAATATAGATTAAATCTATTACGGCAGACACTCCGTCAAGAACCTGCATATATTTATATTATCTATATGTTTTATTGTTAATATAGATTATTTCTATTGTATTTAAAGTGTTTATTATGTTTGTTGTGGTATTATATATTTACATATTCTTATGGCTGTGTTTTATGTTGTAAGTGTTTTATATATAGTGTATTATGTTGTATCTGTTGTATGTTTTATAATATGATTATTTTATGAAAATATTTTGCAATATTCTTTGCTGTTTACAAAATAATTCGTACATTTGTAATGTAAGAAAGAGATAGATATAAGGTCCTGGTTCTTACAGGCGTGTTATTAAGTGTTGGAATAAAAAAGAGAGCCTTAACACTGCAATGTTAAGACCCTCGTAGGTTGGGAATACTTAAAGAAGTACCCCCCCAAGCGGAGGCAAAAGTACTTCTTTAATTTCTCACCTGCAAATATTCTTCCATTTATTTACATACTTGATACAAATACGTTTTAGTCTTATTGTGTTAGGCTTCTGGTATCGTGTTGTATTGGTTTACGTGTACGCGCTATAATGTTGAATCATTAACAATTTAAACTATAGCATTATGAAAGCAATGAATTTCTACACCGCAAACGGTTGGGCTGGTTCGAACTATGACAGTAATTTAAGTACAAAGGAAATCGCCGCAAAGGTCAGGGCTTTTGCAAAGAAGAATTTCCCGGACTTTAAATTCTCTGTACGTTCTGAATGGAGTATGTACACGGATTCAATGTATGTTGAGCTGAAAGAAGGCACTTGCATTCCTTTCGTTGAAGGTTCAAGAAGTGCAGAACGTGGCTATATGTCCACGATGAACACCGTAAAGGGATGGGAAGATGAGTTAACGCCGGAAATGTTCAAAGTGTTGGACGCTGTTACGACTTACGCAAGTTCTTTCCGTTACGATGATAGCGACGGTATGCAGGATTATTACGACACTAATTTTTATTTAAAGATAAAAGTGAGTGATGAATATAAGGTTGTAGAACCGAAAGCAAAGAAAAGCAGCGTTAAGACTGAAAAGGTTGAGGAAGCCAAAGAAGTGGAAGCCGTGACGGTTGAAGGTCTGGAAATCGTGGACTATTCAGAAAAGGCGGTTGCTGTGTTTGGCGATACGAAGGCTATAAAAGAGCACTTAAAGGAACTGGGCGGACGCTTTAACCCTTCTTTAAATTATAACGGAGAAAAGCGTGCCGGCTGGATATTCAGCAAGAAACAAGCGGACAAGGTGAAAGAACTGATAACGCCTACAGGGTTGCCGGCGCTTCCTGAAGAAATATATATCCCGGAACTTGCGGAGGAAACGGGACCATTTGAAAATATCCATTTAATCGAAACGGACAACTTTAACGGCGTGCGCTATTATGATATTGAAGGCGCGGGAATCATAACCAGCGCGAAAGTACGTGCAGATATACAGCCGGGCGATGTTTTCAATGTATATACGGATGGAGAACGTAAGTTTCGCGTAACCTATGACGGTGTGAGCGTGAAAAGCAGCTTAAAAAAAGATTTACCCGGTATAATTGAGTTTAACGACAAGATAGAATCGGGCACGCTTAGCGCCTCATCACATTACACCCCGCTTGCGGAGGGTGTGGAATTTTACGAGAAGAAAGTAAAAGGAAAGCGTTACACCGTAAAGGATAAGCCGTTAACACCTGGATATTATGGCGTATTAGATAATTTGGACAACTGTATAATAGAATGCTATCCGACTAAGGAAGAAGCCGCAAAAGGGGCGGAGATGCTTAACACACATATAGGCGAAAACGGACGGTTAAGAAGTATTATATAATTATATAGGAGGATATAATATGAAGGCTAACGATATTGTTATAAATGAACGCGAATTGCTTAATACAAAAATATATAATCCGGGATTTGGTAGTATCAAAAGTATTCCGTGTACAATGGTGTTGCGGTTGATGGATACAGAGGAATACGGGTGCGACTATTGCGGGGCCTTGAATCTGGTTTTAGAACTGTTCCCAGAAATCGACCGGGCGGAGCTTGAAAAAGAGTTAGACCAGTTCGTATAAATGTATGTTCTTTGTTATGTTATTGTTATTCGGTGCCGTGTTGTTTATCAGCGGTACCGATATAGAGAGAATCAAGGAATTTATAAACGATGAATCAGATAAATTTTAAGGATATGGATACTACAGTAATAAACGATACAAAACGGATTATTTCACAAATGAATACGGGCAACGAATGCGATTATATGGAGGCGGGATATTTGTATTACGGAATGGGGTTGTACGGGTATTCCAACGATGTGATAAAATCCGGGTGCGAATACACAAAAGGCAAAAATGATTTGTTTTCTCATCTGGTGCCTACAATTGAAAATGTATCGAAATTCATTGCTTACATACATAAGGAGCTGGGAATACTATAACTATAATTATTCCGGCGTGGAGGACAGCAAGCGGAGCGACACCGCCGCCGGGAACTATTTACTAACTTAAAAACATACAGGTATTAACGAATTAAAATAAAACAATCATGCAAACAATCATCGTAACAGTAAACCAGCAGGGCGAAAAAACAGCCCTGCAAATAGATGACAAGGTAATAGCAACCATAGCAAAGGATAGTTTCAATAAAGGGCGTTATTGCGGCTCTTTCGGAGCTTTCGGTTGTTGCAATAACAGCCGTTACCCTGATGCTGTGGAATTTATATCGGGGTGCATAGAAAATCACTTTGCCGGTTTTGGTTTGAATGTGATATTTGAATATAGCCAAAACGAATTTAATATAAGGAGGAAATAATATGTATTTAGGTTTTATTCTTTGGGCAATTGTTCTGGTAGTAATACTATGGAACATCAACCCGGCGCTGGTTATTACGTCAGCTTTAATAGGAATCGCTATGGCGATAGGAAAAACAAAAGACAATAAATCAGGTGAATAATATGGAGACTTTAAAGGAAGTGTTTTTGAAGAAATACCCGCAATACGGAAAGGTGTTGCGGGTGTATGAAGAGGTTAACGAAGTGGAATGTACATTCGACAGCATAACAAAACCGAGGTTGTACAACTTTGTTCAGGCTCTTAATGAAAGGGTGGCCACCAATAGCGCTAAAACCTATTGCGCTATGCTTAAATCAATTCTTAACCTGTACAGCGATATGTATTCTTTTCCAAAAGGTTTTGAGGCTATATTGACCTTAAAAAAGGACGCTACGCAAAGTACGTGGCTAACGGATGACGAGATAAAAACGTTATTGGCGTATAATCCTATTAATGAAACGGAGCGCACTGTAAAAAATTGCTTTTTGCTCGGTTGCCTTACAGGCGCCAGACATTCGGATTATATAGAATTTACAGAGGACAACATAGTAGACGGAAGGCTGATATATGTTTCACGGAAAACCAAGATTAAAGCGGAGATACCGGCGGCTCCTGCTGTGCTCCGGATATTGAAAGAAAACCGGGAATACGGCATCAATGAACGAAAGGTTTCGGATGTGACCTTTAATGACACGATAAGAAGCATATGCCGGCGATGTGGGATAAGCAAGCGTATAAAGCTGTACCAGGCGGGCGAATATATAACCGGTGAAAAGTGGGAATTTATTTCCTCGCATTCCGCCCGGAAGTCTTGCGCAACCAACTTATATTTAAGAGGTGCGGACTTGTATTCTATCAGCCGGATGTTAGGGCATTCCAGTGTAACGATGACTGAAACGTATATATGCTGCGGGCTGCGTGAATTATCAGATAAAATAATGGGATATTTCAACGGGTTTAAATAATATGCTTTAAAACATGCTGTATAAGATGAATTAAAGAAGGATAAACGGTATTTTTGCAAACAATTAAAAACAAGGTTATGAAAACTTACGATGTATATTTCAATGACTCCAATGATTCTAATAACAAGGGTTTTAACGAATCATTCGAGTACTGCAAAAATTATATAGAAGCCTATAATGGTACCAATGAATCATATTTCGGGGATTATAAGGGAGGAATCGTCTCAATCGTGTGTAATGAAACCGGAGAAGAGGTTTACTCAGAGGATATAAGATAGAATGGCACAAGAAAGTAAATACGCATACGACGAAGATAATGTAAAGGCTATTGTTCATTGGGCTTTAACGGCTCAATTACCTGCTCAAATAGAGTTGAGCGAGTCGGAGAATATATTGGATGTCAAGAAATACGTACAGGCGAATATACACGATATAAACCAGCATTTCCCCGACCCGTTTTATAACCCGTCAATTGACAGGCTGTACAGATTAAAAGAATTTATTGAAGGGCGAGAATGATTTTATAACCCAGTGGGTTGTTGCGCTTGTTTTGGGTTGAATTTAACCCACTGGGTTGTTTGGATTATAACTTGCTGTCCATCTTTTCAAATTCTTCCTGCACGGACTTATTCAACACCTTCGCGTATATCTGGGTTGTCTTTATATCTGTATGTCCCATCATTTTGGCAAGGTTTTCGATTGATACGCCCATATTCAGAGCCATTACCGCAAAACTGTGTCTTGCCATGTGGGAATGAAGGCTTTGCTTTATTCTTGCAATTTCCTGAACGACTTTCAACCTTAAATTATATTGGTAATTGCTTATTATCGGTAGCTTGAAGTCGTATTTTCTCAATATTTCCATTGCGGGCTTTAGGAGCATAAGAAAGTATTCTTCTTCTGTTTTTATTCTAATATCTCTAATAAAAAATTTGCTTCCTTTCTTGATTACTCCGCAGAAATCGAATTTGGATAAATCTGCATAAGACAGACCGGTGAAGCATTGGAAGACAAATAAGTCCCTAACCTTACTAATGCTTTCTGATGTTATTTCTAAGTTCTGTATTTGCTTTATTTGGTCCATGGTAAGGTATTTTATTCCTTCGCTTTTCCCACGGTCAAATTTGAGTCTATTATATGGGTTGTCTTTTAACAACTCATATTTAATAGCTTCGTTTATATATCTTTTCAAGCGTTTGTGATAGCCATGAACGGTTGTCTGTTTATTATATTTCTTATGTAGGAAATCATCATAATACATTATGTTGGCCGTTGTTATGTCGGAAAAATAAACGATTCTACCAAATTCTTCCAGAGAGTTTATTAATGTAGCATGGGTGTTTAAAGTTCCCTTTCTTAAATCTGTTCTTTCGCTTACCCGGCGCTTTATGAAGTCAAGAAAACTCTCTTTCTGCTGTGAATACTTTAGGAAATGCTCCAGCTTTTCAAAGTTAAAGGGTTCCTTGTTCTTTATAAGTGAGTTGATAAATTCGTTTATATTCTGTATCTGCGCATCGAGTCTTTCGTTCAGGTCTATGGACTGAACTGTATTCTTGACTTTGTTTTTTTCGCTCCATTGGTCGGAATATAGCCTAACGCCTGTACTAATCCATTTCCTTTTCCGTTCAAATAATATTTCTATCTGAACGGTTCCTTTTGTTGTCTTGCTTGCTGTGTGTTTCCGGTCAAACACAAATCTTACTGTTGGGTACTTCATAATTTAAAAGATTTGGTATCACACAAGGGTATCACATTTGTTGCACATTTCATGAAATACAATGAAATATAGTGAACTAAAATGAAACAAATATAGAACCGCGTTTGTTCGTATAAATCATTGATAATTACATAATATGCTGATAATAAGAAAAAAGGGGTTACATTTCTGTAATCCCTTGCTGTGATTCGCTTGGGATTGTGTTATAAAACTTATTTATTTGATTATCACATTGTTATATAGGTTTATTACTGCATGGTATCACAATAGTATCTTTTTTATTTTGCTAATCTGTTCTTCGTATTTCCAGGTATCATCTATCATATTGCCTTTCCCAGAACATAGCCACTTAACATTAAGCATAGGGAATGCTTCGGAAATCCGGGATATTATATCACTTCCTATCGTTCCTCTGCCTTTTCCACTTTTATCCGAATTACTGATATATCCATTTCCTATATTACAGTATACTTCAAAGGAGCTATATCCTTTTACAATTTTCAGTTCATACCTTGCATAGTGAGCAAATGTCTTTAGCCTGTCTATCGCCCTTTCGTTTTGTTCTGTATTTTTTTTCATTAAATATTTAGTAATAATTTTATTTCACAAAAACATGCTTAATAACATATTAATATTCAAAACATTTATTGAACAATGATGTTATATGTTATACAAACTATCATTTTTAATAAACAAAGTAATATCATGGAAGAAGTTAACCTTTCTGCGCCCTGTATGATGAAGCAAATTAAAATTCTTACGCAACAATTACTACGACTATCCGAGGACCTTGAATTGGCCCACGAAAGAATTTCCGTATTGGAAAAAGACTTTGAAACGCATAAATCTGAACTGCACCATAAACATCCGGTTTATAAAATGAATATATTACATTCAAAAGTTACCGGATTTTAAGAATAAGCAAGAACCGCCCCTACAAAATAGGGGTTGTTCTTAAGCTGTCTTTTTTTCTTCCAATACATTTTTTACGTCTAAAAGCGCTTGTTCAAGTTCGTCTCTTGCTTTCGCAATAGTCTGTTCAAGCTCGTTAAACTGTTTTTTCAGTTTACCAAAAAGCCTTTCGTATCTTGAAACGGTTGTTTCATACAGCCTTGACAGCTCATCGCAAGAGAGAGACACGGAATCTGTGTCCTGCTGACTCGAACCGCTATCTTCATCTTCTATGAACATAGGTCCTTTGCCGGTGAGGATGTAGTTGGCGTTGACTTGGGGGTATGCTTCGCAAAGCTGAGCTATTATATCACCAGATATAGCCTTAGTAACCCCTTTTTTGTAATGGGATATTTTAGCTTGTGCATTTTTCACGCCACAATCTTTTTCAAGCAAATATGGACTAATCTTTAAGCACTCCATAACCTCTAAAAAGCGTTCACTTGCAGCCACGATGATACTTTCACCAATATTTTCTTCGTTCTCATTTTTAGAAAAAGGTTGTCCTTCTCCTGTAATAAGCCACACCCGGCTATATTCAGGAAATACTGATAATATTTTATCCGCATAATTAGCACTTATGGCTTTTATTTTCCCATCACGAATATCATACAATGGCTGTGCCCTCTTAATCCCCATCAACTGAGATAACTTAGAAAGAGTCACTTTCTCATTATCAGTGATAAACTCTAATATTTCCCTACTGTTCATCATAATAATACTGTATTTATTTGGAGATACAGTAAAATACTGTATCTTTGCACCCGTTGCAAGTAGAGAGGCAACAGACACATGATTAAACAATCGCCCTAACGTGGGCTTTTCTATATGGAAATCCGTTGCCTCTCTACTTTAGCAACGGATTTTTTATTTTATAAAGTACAATCGGTTATTGTTTCCGCTTTACGAGCTACTGCGGAGGGCTATCGGGGAAAATACGTTCGACCAATAACAGATTTAAAACAACCTTCCGAAGCTTCACGGTGAAAGCCCGTGAGGGGATGCACGAAAGAAGGCAGTCGATTGAAATAAGCAGACTGGTGCGCAGGTGCAGGTTACGAGATAACCAACTCTGTAAAAGCTGAAAGCCGAGATTGGAAGCACCCAATTCAGAGCCGATGGGGTCGATACCTAACTTATACTGGTAATTTGCCATCGAATTATCCCTGAACCGTTAGAGAGAAAAAACGCTCTCTACGGGTAAGGGGATGATTCACTCAAAAATCAACGTTTCCTTCAAACCTGGTAATTTGTAAGTTAACATAAAGTATAATAATTACTTGATTAAATAATAACTACATATTATGAAGAAAATAACAAAGATTGAAATTATAATGTCAGTAGATGAAGATTCTGATTTGTATTCAAGAGATATATTTTTAAACGGGGAAAAAGTTTTTCACGATGAGTTCAAAAAAAATCTCTTAAATACAAAAGACTTTATTCATGAGTTTGCAAATAAGCTAATAAACGGATTTAAGAATGATAGACCATAGCCATTTAAAAAACATTTGCGGCCACCCGGTCATCGAAAATATAGACAAAATCAAAGCTATTTTTGCTATACGAACGGATTTTATGGTGGCTTTCTTGCTTTTATTTGACAAGTTCCTATCATATTCATCTCTCTCAATCTGTTCTATTAGGTTGTCAAAGTGTTTAGTATCAATAAGCCGTTTGGCTTCTTGGGTGACTTGCAAATCTCCATATCCAATATTTTTGCCTGCTCCTAAACTTTTTAGCTTCTCAAAAACTACTGTACCACTACTACCAAATAATTCTTCGCACTTCTTTTGGGAAATGCTTTTGTTCCTAATAATGTATTCGGTAGCAGATTTGCACATCAAAATCAAATTTTTATCCATAAAATTATATTATCAATTAACCGATTGTACAACATTTCAAAGAACGAATTATGATTAATAAAAAAATTCAATTCAAAGCAGACGGCACACCTATTAAAGATGAATGCTATCTTCAGTATGAGAGAGAATGGCTTGACCTAAGAAGAAGGGCAGCAGAGTTTGGTCGCTTTTTACAATCAGAACTTGATAAGCGGTTTGATTTGTCTAAGAGCGAATGGTGCAAATTACATAGTCATTTGATTACCGAGTATTCCTCTGACAGCAAAATGCTTGACCACATCCTTTAATGTTTCTATGGCTATTGATTTTACCATATCAATAGCCTTTTGTTTTGTTTCTCTCTCATTATCACATTAATTTATTAATTATGAAATCAATATATCAAATCTACGCGGACACATTTAAGGCTCGTTCTTTATTGGAACAACCGAAAGCAAGTTTACTAAAGGGACAACGCCCTCAACCCTTGAAATGTCCATTGCTGAAAGAAGCGTGTCCATTAAAGAATCAATTTGAAATTTATGAAATTTCTCCGACATTAAAATTGGTTTTCTTGCAATTAAAATATTAACTATGCTCGTACATTCATTCTGCTTTCCTAAGCTACATAAATGATATATAGATGATATTCCATGAAGATACAACTGAAATATATCAGAATTGCTTTTCTCTTTTTTATTATCATACATCATAAACATTGCAGATTGAAATTCAAACAGATTGTTTGTTGAACGTATGTATATATCCCTTTCTTGCTTGTTTATTTCCTTTCTTAAGTCTTTTATATCTTTTAATTCCTCCTTTATATTTATAGTGGTATATATCTGCCACCCGATAAGCACCGTTATAAGCAACGCTAATACTCCTACTATTATCCCTTGGTAGTCCATTCCCAATTCGGAAGTGTGCGGATAGGTTCTACATAGAGCTGCCACAGATACCATGATAGATATTGCAGACAATATTAGCGTTATTGTATTTCTATACTTATCCATATCTATTTAATAATTAAACATATACGCAAAACATGTTTTATAACATACATTTATTTACTGTATTAGTATTGTTAATACAGTATTTTACTGTATCTTTGCGTCGTTGTTAGAACGAAAGAACGACAACAACAAGACATAAAAAATAGAAGCAACCATAAAAGCCGCTTGTATTTGTTTTTATGTCGGCGAATATAGCTATTTTCTATGAAAAAACAAATAAAGTGAGAAAATTTATATAATAGATAATATGAAAATAACAAGAGAAGATATTTTGAAGATTAAACCAGGGACTTCGCTTACTGTACGTCTAAGTGATTACAGAGCTTGCGATTCGGCGAGAGCTGTTGCTTATAGAGCCGCATTAGCAGACCCAAGACCGGATGTAGAGAGGTATAAGGTGTCTATTAATACGAAAACATGGGAAATTACAATTACAGCCGTTAAAAAGTTATGACTCGCACAGAAGCAAGAATATTAGCAGAAGAACTGTACAAACTTATGCGCAAGGATGTGAAAAGGATTGTAGAGGAAACAGTGATTGAATGTTTGGATGAATGGGTTGGGGTAGGAGAGGCTGCTAATATTCTTGGGTGCAGTGTTGGTACTTTATATAACAATATATCTAATATTCCTCATACAAAGAACGGCAGACTTCTTCGATTTAAGAAATCGGAATTGATTAAATATTTGGAAAGATGAAAACCTACGATTTAAACAGAGCCTCTCGGCTTGCTCTTCGGATTGCTCTAATAATAGCAATCATGGCGGGATGTATATACAGCAGCCGTGTAGAATACAACGATGATGTATTATCCGGCATGAGTTCCGATAAGTATGACTTCATCAGAAGCCGGATAAACGACAGCTCACGGTCGGCGGTAGTATCCGAGTATATGAGTAACAAGCAGTATTACGACAGTCTTGACTATTAAAACCGCGTTGTGTGAACAACGCTCCTTCCTCTTAGCTCAGCCAGGCAGAGCATCGCTATGGTTACTTGTTCGAAGGTTTAGTATCCGGTAATTTCCGGTTAGCGAAGGTCGCACGTTCGAGTCGTGCAGAGGGAGCAAAATACATAGTTCTTTGACGTATTGAATGTGAAATAAGGTTTAAGTATTTGATATTTAGACTTATTTCAATATAACCGAGGATTGCGGATAGCGGAAACGCGGGGACTCCGTATAGGCTTGGTTATCGTAATTGTCTCTTCGCACCGAAATGTCCTACGGTAGAGAGTATGCGGTTTGGGCACCCGTATCGCAAGAGACAAAGGTCATAAAGACAACATAGGCGTCCGATACAGTCTTAAATCGGTATAAAGTATGCGGTGGTAATGAAAGGCGCCCGTACACGCTTATTATATATACTCCCTTCCCGTCAAATTCGGGCACGCTGAAAGCTAAACACGTATTGTTGCATTGAAGGGAGCCAATATTTATTAATCTTTAAATATATAGAATTATGATTGGGAAAAAAGTAATTATTAGAGCAGACAGAGCGGGCGTATTTTACGGAGTATTGAAAGAAAAAAATGGTAGTGAGGTTACATTGACAGACTGCCGAAGATTGTGGTGTTGGTATGGGGCTGCATCTATCAGCCAATTAGCTGTTGAGGGAACGAAAAGACCTAATGATTGTAAATTTACATTAGTTGTACCGATAATCTCTATTTCGGGGGTTATAGAAATAATTCCTTGTACAGATGAAGCGATAAAATCCATTGAGGAGGTAGCCGTATGGAAGAACAGATAAGAAAGTTTCTTAGTATATACTCTGGCGATGGCTCTGGCGATGGCTATGGCTATGGCTATGGCTATGGCTATGGCGATGGCTCTGGCGATGGCTCTGGCTCTGGCTATGGCTATGGCGATGGCTCTGGCTATGGCGATGGCTCTGGCGATGGCGATGGCTCTGGCGATGGCTCTGGCGATGGCTCTGGCGATGGCTCTGGCGATGGCGATGGCTCTGGCTATGGCGATGGCTCTGGCTATGGCGATGGCTCTGGCGATGGCTATGGCTCTGGCGATGGCTATGGCTATGGCTATGGCTATGGCGATGGAATTAAAACATTCAATGGCGACAAAGCATATATCATTGATGATATTCCTACAATTATCAAGCATGTTCATGACAATGTAGCTAAAGGATATATACTGAACGATGACTTTACATTGACTGAGACATTTGTTGCAAAAAGGAATGGGAAATTCGCTCATGGAGAAACATTGCACGAGGCCTTTGCTTCGCTTCAAGAAAAATTGTATGACGATTCAACCGAGGAGGAAAGGTTGGAAGCTTTTAAAAAGCATTTTCAGGACTTTACTAAAAAGGTATCGGCTAAAGAATTGTTCCATTGGCATCATGTGCTGACCGGTTCGTGCAAGCAAGGAAGGCTGTCATTCTGTGCCAATAAGGGAATAGACATTGACAATGATACTTATACCGTACATGAGTTTATAGAATTAACTCAATATTCTTATGGCGGTGATATAATCAGAAAATTGAAGTAATATGTAATTATCCCGTGGCTCTCAATAGATGTTTGAGAGTAGTAAGGCAACCATCGGAACGCTCACGGGAACAAAAGCCTGTAAGGATGAAAATTCATGATAGCTTTTTAATGTAAACAGTCCCGTCTACGTGCTGGTCGGGAAACACTGCGACATGGCGGAATGGTAGACGTAGCACTCTATGATAGGAATGTCAAACCTTAGATGTGCGGAGCTTGACAACTCGTCCCGGTTCGAGTCCGGGTGTCGCAACATCTTCACTACAGATGAAGTATTTGTTTAGTCGTAGCCGGGCGGTCTGTGAAGATAGTCCGGTTTTTATTTGAAACCCATTAATAACAATTATATGAAAACATTACAATTAAGTGAACAAAAAGCCCGTGAACTATATCGGAGCGGTTCAAAAAAACCAAAAACAGTATTGGAAGAATCCTTTGGAAAAGATTTCTTTTCACAAGACGTTACAGAAAGAGTGAAAACCTACCTTGATGCTTGCCACGAGTTGGGAAGGGAACCACTCGATGAGAAAAAGCTATTGGAATTAGGCTTAACGGAACACGATATTGCTTACCAAAAGCTGACTCTAATTATAGAAGCCCTAAACGAAGGTTGGAAAGCTGATGTATGCGATGCAAACGTGAGACGCTGGTATCCGTGGTTCGAGCCTAATGGGTCTCCTTCCTCTTTCGCTTTCGGCGTTTCGCTTTGCGCTTCTGCGTGTGCGAATGCGGGTAGCGGGTCTCGCCTTTGTTTGAAAAGCGAAAAGCTTTCCAATTATTGCGGGAAGCAATTCATTGATTTGTGGAAACAATTTATTCTATAACCCTATAAACTTACAATTATGACTTTAAATGTAGATAAAAAGAACGCTTTAAAGGCTTGGAGAGAAGCGGACAATAAAGGAAAGCAGATGCTTGAAAATCTATACGGCAAAGAAATATTTGCCAATCAAAACGTAATGGATAGAATCAAAACGTTTGAAGACGCAATGGAAGAAACAGGAAGAAAAGGTGTCCCTGATTTTTCAGATTTACCCAAAGACATGCGCAGGCATTTCATTGCGTTATATAAAATGGAAGTTATTACGGAAGCTCTGAATGAAGGCTGGAAAGCAGACTGGGATAACTCGGATGAGAACAGGTATTATCCCTATTTCATTATGTCTCCTTCCTCTTTCGCTTTCTACGCTTCGTCTTTCGCTATTGCGTTTGCGAGTGCGGGTAGCGGGTCTCGCCTTTGTTATAAAACACGCGAACTTGCGGCATATTCGGCAAAACAATTTATTGACATTTGGAAAGACATCCAGATAGGATAAGCATACAAAGGTCGTCTGCCCTTGTCTCCTTCCTCTTAAAAATAAATTATGGAACAAGAAATTTGGAAAGATATAATTGGATATGAAGGGATATATCAAATATCCAGTTTAGGTAGAGTAAAATCTGTGAGCAGATATGTAAACCATATAAATGGAGTAAGACATGTTCATAGTAAAATTTTAAAGCCTAATAGTTGTTCTCTTTATTTAAATATTAGTCTTAGTAGAAAATGTGTAATGAATAGATTCACTATACATAGGCTTGTAGCTAAAGCTTTTATTCCTAACCCTAATAATCTTCCACAAGTTAATCATAGAGACGGTAATAAATTTAATAATAAAGTAGAAAATCTTGAATGGTGTTCTTCCTCTGATAATCAAAAACACGCATATAGAATTGGGTTAAAAAAAACTCCTAATTTAGGCAGATTCGGCAGTCTAAATCATTCATCTAAAGTTATAATACAATATAGTTTAACAGGAGTGCCAATTCAAGAATACGGAAGCACAAGAGAGGCTTCCAGAGTTACTAAAATAAATCAAGGAACTATAGCAGCATGCGCAAGAGGGGAAAGAGCATCAGCCGGTTCTTATAAATGGAGATATAAATAACCAAATTCAGCCGCAGAAAAGGTCAGAGCTATTACCGTACTAAAAGCCGTGAGAGAAGCGAAGTGCGCACCGCTTCCCTTTAACCTTGTACGGGCGGTTTAAAAACACAATACAATGGAAAATGAACTTGAAGAACTGTACAAGGAGCTGAACGAAGTCAAAGCTTGCGATTTGGACTATCTTCCCAAATACGGCTATTCTTCAAAAGAAGAAATCATTCAGCTTATAGAGGAAGATATTGAGGAGTTGCGCGCAGAGATGGAATGTAACCAATACGATTACACTCCTGCTGAACTTAAAGAAGAAAGAACTAATCTCTGCCTTAGTCAGGGGTTATCAAGATATTGTTGAATTAAAAATTTATCATATTATGGGATTAGAAAATTACGAAGTGCTTCCTATAGAAGCGCAGGATGTACAAATCGTACAGGTGGATGCGGTTGAACGCGCCAGTGTTGACAGTCAAGTGGCAACAGCTAAACAATATCCAAGAAGTATTAAAAGATGCGTTGACAATTCTATCGCTATAGCAACAATGGATGTTGAGACGGCGCAAAGCTGCGGGTATGCGTTACCTCGTGGTGGGAAACCTATTACCGGCCCATCTGTGCACCTCGCCAAGATTATTGTATCTAACTGGGGGAACATAAGGACAGAAGCCAAGGTGGTTCAAATCACCGATAAGCAGATAATCAGTAGAGGAACCTGCTGGGATTTGGAAGCGAACGTAGCTTCCGCCTTTGAAGTTCGCAGAAGTATTGTCAATAGCAAAGGACAACGTTTTTCTGATGATATGATTACCGTTACTGGGAATGCAGCAAACAGTATTGCATACAGAAATGCGGTGTTTGCGGTCGTTCCAAAAGCGGTCGTTGAGAAAGTTTATAGGGCTGCGCGAAAGTTCATCACTGGCGATTTGTCTGATGAAGAAAAAATAATCAAGAGAAGAAAAGGAGCAATAGATTTTTTATTTGACGAATACGGAATTACAGGAGAGGAAACAATCAAATTGTGTGGTAAACAGACAATAAATCAGATTAAGGCGGATGAAATCGCACTACTTCTTGGAATTGTTCAGTCCCTGAAAGACGGAGATACTACTGTTGATGAACTTATGAAACCAATCAGAGGAAGTAAGGAAGCAAAGAAAGAAGCTATGAAAAAAGCAATGAAGCCAGTAATTGATAAGACAGCAGGTGAAATCTTTAGCCAGCCCGCACAATGATAGAACAAGGTTCAAAGGAATGGCTGGTGTCCCGCTTGGGAAAGATAACTGGTAGCCGCATTGGTGACCTTATGACAAGCGGAAAGAGAGGGGAATTGTTTGGAAAGACAGCCCTTTCCTATATATATGAAGTCGCAGCAGAGCGTAATATTCTTCCTAAATATATTGAAGATGATTATCTGTTTGAGATATACCAAAACCAGGTAAGCATCAACAACAAGTTTATAGAGTTTGGGCATGATAATGAGGATTTCGCAGCCGAATGTTATCAGCTTGTTACCGGATGCGAACTTGAAGAGTGCGAAAGCATACAACATCCTACAATACCTTATTTCTCAGCTTCTCCCGACCGGATAGCGATTAGGAATGGCACAAGAAAGGTGGTAGAGGTGAAATGTCCTTTGCCTAAAACATTCATAGAATACATGGCAGAGGTTAAGGATAACAAAACTCTGAAAGCTGTTAATCCTAAATATTTCTACCAAGTACAAGCGGAGATGTCTTGTACGGGTTTGGGCAAAGCCGATTTTGTCGTTTTCTGCCCGTTCTTGAAGCATAGCATTCACATTGTAGAGATAACAAGAGATGAAGCTGTAATAGCCGAATTTGAGAAGCGTATAACCGAAGCAAATAAAATTATTAATCAAATACTCAATAAGAAATGAATTTAACCGGAAACGTAAATTTGCTAAAGCTCGAAAAAGCGGGCATAGCAACAATCAAGAATAAGAAATGCGTTGTCATTCCTATAGAAGAAAACGACCTTTATGTAAGTATGGACGAGAACCTGAAAGCAAAAGCCGTCTATCTTAACGTTAATATTAATGAGCGTAGAGAGCCGAGCCAATACGGCAATACTCATTACTGCAAACAATACTTATCAAAGCAGTATAAGGATGCGAACAAGACAGAAGCAGAAGCCAAGTCAAAGGTTTACTTGGGAGACTTCAAGCCTTATGAGTTTGAGGGTTCAAGCAATGCGGCTGCTACGGTGGAAGCGCCTGTTGTGCAAGCCGAAGAAGATGACGGACTCCCATTTTAGGAAAAAAACTCTGAATATTTTGGCATTTTAGAAAAAGGAAGTATATTTGCAGCGACCTACATAATGAATGGCGAGTGACGCTCGCTTTTTAGTGAGCATTTTTTATGCTTGCAAGTTTGCTGCAATATAGCGGCTGTTACCCCCGAGTGGAGAAGTTAATGCTCTCCCTGCCATTCATTGGTGTAGGTCATCGGGAAAGGACAGCCGTTTTTCTGTCTATAATGCCAAAAAAAAAGACCTACAACTATGGCAACAAATTTATTCCAAACGGGAAATTCCTATTTTGGAACATCCCTACCAAATGAAGGCGGTGAACTTATACCGCTACAAGACTACAACGGTAAGAAAGCAGTAAGCGCAAGACTTCTTCATTCGTTTCTTGAAAGCAAACAACAGTTTGCCGATTGGATTAAAAACCGAATAGAGCAGTGCGATTTAATTGAGAACCAAGATTTTGAGGTTTTTCAGAATTTTATGAAAAACCCTAATGGAGGGAGACCATTGACAGAATATGCTCTAACCATTGATTCAGCTAAAGAAATATCAATGATGGAGGGAAACGAAAAAGGGAAGCAGGCTCGACGATATTTTATCGCTTGTGAACATAAGCTAAAGGAGCTTTCTTCTCCTTCCTACATGATTTCCGACCCAATCAAACGAGCCGAGAAATGGATAGAGGAAGAAAAGGTGCGCCAACAGCTTGCACTTGAAAACGAGATGAACAGACCGAAAGTTGTATATTTCGACAATCTGGTATCAAGAAACCTGCTTACCAATCTTAGGGACACAGCAAAGCAGATACACGTCCCTCAAAACAAGTTTATTTCATTGCTTATAGACAACAAATACCTATATAGAGACGCAAAAGAGAAGCTTAAACCGTATTCCCAATACGTACCGATGTACTTTGAGTTAAAGGACTTTGAGAAAAACGGGCACGCAGGTACGCAGCTTCTTGTCACTCCGAAAGGAAAGGAAACGTTTCGTCTTATGTGGGGAGGAGTTGGATATGAGAACTGAAAAGCAGTATGATTTATCCGGGTTCAATCAGTTGTTCAACGAATCCTTGTCACCAAGGGAACTTGCAGACGAACTTGTTCAACTGCTGTTCAATTACGCTTCATGTGTCGATGAAGGCAATGCAGAGCTATTCAGAAATGATGCAAGCACTATATACCTTATTCATCAAGAGCTGATTAACATCAAGTAATGAATTATAATCAACCAAGCGTAGGTGGCATTATTATAATGTTACCTCGCTTTTTATATCATTAATCCAATGAAACTCACCCTCACAAAACAGGAAGTGCTTCTCCTGCAAAAGCTTCTTTACTCCTACAAGGAATGCCTGCCAGATGGAACGACGGAGAAGCATGGACGTTTTGTCGGGAAACTTAACAAGAAAATTAAAAGACAAATTTTAAAACAGAACAATAATGTACTACGAACTAAAGCTGAAGGTAAACAAGACCAATGACAAAGGAGAAGAAAAAGAAGTCACCGAACAATATATTACCGATGATGAACTTTTCGGTCATGTGGAATTAAAAGGAAATGAGTTATACAATGGTGATTGTGATGTTTTTGCAATCAGCCGAAGTAAGATACGTGAGATTATCAATGAGAAACAGGAAGATGAGTTCTTTTATAAGGTCACTCTTGTTGAGATTTTCGTAGACGAAAACGGGAAAGAAAAAGAGAACAAATATTATGTTCTAATAGCAGCAAAAGACATGGACGATGCCAACAGAAAGGCGGCGGAATACATGAAACAGGGGCTTCAAGACATGAAGCTGGACGCTATTGCAAAGACAAAGATTTTAGACTTGATATAATTAACCGAAAGCCCTCTGCTCACGCAGAAGTCCCGTGAAAGGTTCGGGTTAAGTGATTTAATTTCAGCTAACAGTTAACTATCCCGGTGTGGCTTGACCGCCTATCCGGGAACTATTTGTTAACCTGCCTGTCCGGTCTGCGAAGATGGGGCGGGTGAACATGGGGCGTTTGGCTGGTGTGACTAATGTAATGCGCAGCATTGTAGAGGAGGGCAGTTCGATTCTGTCACGCCCCTCATAAATGTGAGCCACACATAAATGGCAAGGGTTAGTAAATAATGGTTGTGCCCCGGAGAATACGCTTCGGGACTTTAATAAAAAACAGCATGGAAACAAAAGAAATTACCAAGACTATTTACATTGCAAATGACGGGAAAGAGTTCTTAACGAAAGAAGATTGCGAAAAGCATGAAAGGTTTGTTGAAGAAATACTTTCACGTATTAAGTATTTCTGTATCAGATGTAATCCTGACTTAACAGAAACAGGAAATTTCTCTCATAAAATATATGTGGCTGTGTTTTCTAAACATTACCTATATAAAGATATTGCATTTCAATGGGCTTTAAAGAAGTTTGGTACTTACTTAGGGGAAAGCGTAATGGGATATGGCTTCCAACCCCATTTTAATGTAAGTGAAGTTTCTAAAGAAGAATATGAAGAATGCCCTGCTACTGTTTGGGGAGGCACTCCATTGAAGAGTGAGAAAATATTCCTTAGTCCCAAATCGGTAGAAGGATTTCCTGAAAACATTGACTACATGGAAGAATGGGGATTCAAATAAAAACTTGAATGAAACTTACAGTAACCAAATCCGAAGGTGCAATCATTCAGAAGCTTATCGCAGACCGAAAGTCAGACATTCATAATATTGGAGGTGACAGCAAGCAGGCAGAGCGTCTAAGTAAGTTGAACAAGAAGATTGCAAGGCAGATAAAGAAACAATACAAGACATGAGTCCTTACGTAATAACTTCTGCGATTCTTATTACCTATGACGGAAAGAAGATACCGTTGGAAAACATAGAAAGTGAAATAATGACCCGACCTATCCAGTTGACTAAGGAGAGGATACTCGATGCTTTCTCCATGATGAAAGATAAGCCGGTGGATGTGGAACTTAAAATCAAATATATATGAAGAAAAAAAGAGAGTATATTACAATCACAACCGAGACGGACATATATATAGAAGATTATCTCGATGATTTTATGACCGTTGCCTCTGATGAAGATTTGATTGAAGAAATAGAAAAACGAGGGCATGTGGTATATAAAAAAGGAATTCCCATTACTCCTTTTGGAGAGCAACCTATTGAATTTAACAATCCGACCGATTTAAAAAGGCATTTATGCGACATAGCTAATGCCGGCTATTGTATATCCAATGAAGAACTTATCAATGAAATAAAATTAAAACTACCATAACATGATATATAATAAACAGATAATAAGGGGCAAGATACCGAGTAAATCTAATTGTTATAAAGTTATAACAATCCGCGGTCATGGCAGTCTTGCCAAACAGCCGGCATTGAATGAATATGAAAAGTCGTTCTATCTACAATGTAACCAGTACAGAGGCAAGATGATAGCAGGGTTGTTTGAACTTTATTTGAATGTATTCTATGAAAACCAACGCCCAGACCTCGACAATTGTTTCAAGACAGTACTTGATTGTCTACAAGGATGCAAAGCTATCAAGAATGACCGTAATTGCGTGAAGATAGTAGCAGAGAAGTTTATAGACAAAGTAAATCCAAGAATAGAATTTATAATCAAGGAAGTTGAATTATAAAAAATAGACAATTTGAAAGATGCATGAAAATAAAGATGAATAAACATGGCACGAAACAGAATGATTAAGCCAAAGTTCTGGGATGATACCAAAATAGGACGTCTTACAAGGGATGCAAGGCTTCTCTATATAGGTCTTTGGAATTTCTCTGATGATTCAGGGACTGTAATAGGTGATTCTATCTGGTTAAAGTCTAAAATATTTCCGTATGACCAAATCCAAATACAACAGTTTGAAAAATGGATGAACGAGCTTGTGATAAACGGATTTATATGTCTGCTTTCCTATAAAGGGGAAAGATTCATATATCTGCCAAATTTCACTCGGCATCAAGTAATCAACAAACCTAATTACGAGGATTTGAATATACCTAAATACTTGATAGACAAAATAAAAGATAATATTCACTTATTAATCACGGAACAATCACGTAATACTACCGTATCATTCACTGAACAATACGTGACTAAAATAGAAGTAGAAAGAGAAGAAGAATATCCCCCCTATAATTCCCCCCAAGGGGAAGTCTCGCCATCAGGGAACAATGAGAGTGATAAGATAAATTACAATGGTCTTATGGATACGTTCAACAAGATGTTTGAAGGACGGTTACCCAAAGTTACGGCAATGACAGAAAAACGTAAGAAAGCCGTAAAAGTAAGAGCCGCAGAATATGGAAAAGAGGCTATTATGGCTGTTTTCAACAACGTTTCTCAATCAGCATTTCTTTTGGGGCATAATAACCAAAACTGGCATTGTGATTTCGACTGGATATTCAGACCGACAAATTTCATTAAGATTTTAGAAGGCAATTACAATGGAGAAAGACTTAGTAAAAATCAACAGGATAGCGAGCAGCGAAAACGTGATTCAGTTCTT